ACTTTGACGAATTCCATAAGCGTTTCGGCAAGTATATTGTGGCTGCTAGCCAAAAGTAAAATTCAAGGGAGGCAGGGCTTTACTCCTTTCACCGTAAGTCCTCCCTATTTATTATGAAACTTTCATTAGAAAAATTAGACGGTAGACATAAAGGGCTCAACCGTTTAAAATATAGAGTTTTGGTAAACGGTGCTAAACCAACTAAATTCCAAGATTTCTGTCAAGTGCGACAATGGTGTTGGGAAACATGGGGCCCGAGCTGTGAGCGAGAAATCTTTTTATCACTTGGACAGGATAACGTAGGGTCCGTAGAGTGGGCATGGCATTACGATGAAAAGTTTAATTACTGCTACATTTATCTGGCAGGACCAAAGCAGTTAGAATTGTTTACATTAAAATGGTTATAAAAATTACTTTTGACAATAAATCCATTTTCAATTATAATATACACATAAACAAGGAGCACTAAATGGCTACTACTTCTAGCGAAAAGAAATCAGAACATAAACTTGCAGGTCGTTTGACCGAGCATACAGACCCCCGGCTGGACGCCGCAGTGCGTGAAAAACTTGTTACGGCTCGGATTGGTCTGCTCCTTCGTGCTCCATTTTTTGGCAATCTTGCAACTCGTTTGAAACTAGTTAATGCTGATAGCTGGCTGGGCACTGCGGCTACAGATGGTCGCAATTTCTATTACAATACTGAATTCGTAAACAAACTCAAGCCTAAAGAAGTTGAGTTTCTTTTTGGGCATGAAGTTTTGCACAATGTCTATGATCATATCGGCCGCACTGGAGATTTTCGTGACCGCCGACTGTTTAACTGCGCCGCAGACTTTTGCGTAAACAGTGATCTTATCGAACAAAAGATTGGTGACAAGATTACCCCTTGCCTCTACGATCCAAAATACAAAGGCTGGAGTGCTGAAGAAGTCTACGACGACCTTTATGACAAAGCAGAAAAGATCGACATCAGTGATCTAGTTCAGCAAGTGTTGGACGAGCACATGGACGGCGACGAGCAATCCGACGGAGATGGCGAAGACGGTGATAAAAAAGGCAAAGGTCGTCCTCGTCTCAGTGAAGAAGAAAAGCGACAGATCAAGGACGAGATTCGTGAAGCACTGTTGCAGGCTGCACAGGCTGTAGGCACAGGAAACTTGCCGGGTGGTGTCAAACGTCTTATTAAGGATCTGACCAAGCCCGTTGTGAACTGGCGTGAACTGTTGCAACAACAAATCCAAAGCACTGTAAAAGATGACTTTAGCTGGATGCGCCCTAACCGTCGTGGCTGGCACATGGATGCAGTCATGCCAGGCATGAAGCCAGGCACTCAAATTGATGTCTGTGTTGCCATTGATACATCAGGCTCTATCAGCGAAAAGGATCTTAAAGACTTTCTGAGCGAAGTTAAAGGTATCATGGAATCTTATGACGAATATAAGATTCGTGTTATTACTTGGGATACCGCAGTATACAATCCTGAAGAATTTACCAGTGATAACATGTCGGATATTACTAGTTATACCCCCGGAGGCGGTGGTGGTACTGATCCTCATTGTGTATGGGAATGGCTCAAAGACAATGACATTGAACCTAAGAAGCTGATTATGTTTACTGACTTTTGCTTCTTTGGTTGGGATCCTGCCAGTGTGCAAGATTACTGTGATACTGTTTGGGTTATTAAAGGCAACCCTGATGCAGAACCTGAGTTTGGTGTTTGGGCTCATTACGAAGAGGCAAAGAAACATGCTCACGCATAAAAACGTTACTACAGTTCCAAAAGATATTGTAGGCGATATTATGAATAAAATAGCAGAAGATATAGACAAAGAAATCGACTTTGATATTCTAGTAGAGCAGTTGTCTAATTGCGGTTGGTCTATTGTGGATCTTCCGCCATTTGATAGTCGATATAAATCGTCAGACATTGTAGACTGGGCGTATCAACACTGCCAGGGAGAATTCGAACATTTTGGAAATTTTGGTGGTCGCTATATTTTTGAAGATAAAAGGGATGCTACATTATTTGCGTTGAAATGGTTGTAATATCTTACTAAGACGTAAATATTGTTAGTGTGTCGAAGGTATATATGAGTCACGAACAAGACAAACTCAAAAACAGTAAACGTAGATTCGAAGATGAAAATGCTGTAAAAAAACAGACCAAGATTGCTAAAGAACACGGTGCTCCAGTCACAGAACCACATCGATTGCATAAAAAACATGCCATGGATTGTGGTAACCCAGAATGTTATCTTTGCGGCAATCCTCGAAAAACACATAAAGATAAATTGACAATTCAAGAGAAAAGGTTTTATCAAGACACCGACAAAGTCACCGACAAGCATAGTAACGGAATTCCACCAAATGAAAAGAATGAAAATTGATCTTCGCGATGCGATGGATGAAGATGAATTTTATAACAAAAAACATCGAGCGACAGAAGATGACTTTTATAAAAAGTCGAATAAAAATTTAAACAATAAAAAATCAAACAAGAATCGCCTTCCTCGTTATCGAGACGAAGACGACAAAGAGTTTCTGTAAAATAATTTAGCGAGTAAACTATGAGCAAAAGAGTTGGACCTATTACACTAGACGGTGATGCTGCGGATCGTATTACTTTGTTAAACTTAAAAGAGTATCGTAGCTTTCTTAAAAAAGAACTCAGTGAGTGGAAAAAGAATCCCCGAACAGACACCAACCCTGGCGGTCAGTGGTTACACCCCGAAGATGTTGCTATCAACATTCGTGTAATTGAAGCATTGACTACAGTAATTAAGCAATTTGAATGAAAAAGATTTTCTACGAAAAAGTTGGACGCAGGTATAAACCTGTGTACGAATACGATCAGATGTTGTTGGATGGCTTTCCAAAAGGTAATCATATTGTTATGTGTTACCCAGGCGGACAAAGCCGGCGATATAATATTGACCCTAACTATGCGGCCCTAATTGCTGCGGCCCGTGTTGCTGAAGATGCAATGAGTCAAGCTGTTCGTAAAGCCAGCGAGTTACGCCCACAACGAACACTAGTTACAGAAGGACAGCGCAAGGCATGGAATAAACTTGCCAAAGAGTTCGGCGATGATTTGGCTACCTTACATATCGATAGTGCTCGCGATATTGCCGAAGCAGGACTAAAGGCACTACAAGAAGAAGCCGACAAATTGATGAAACATGCAAGTGTGCGAGCAGCCTACGAACAGTTTCAATTGGTGTGTAAACTATGTGCGGATCAAACTGATGCTAAAGTACGGTGAAATCAATCCTTTGAATGTGTTCGGGCTGCGAAGGACGGACCATTGTCCTCCGCATTTTGAAAAAGTACATTTCGATTTACGTACCAGTGAAAAAAATATCACCGATTGGATCTACGAAAATCTAATCGGCAGATTTTGGTTTGGTGATTTTTACGACGATAAAAATACTTTGTGTAAATGTGCTGCTTTTGAAATCAAAAGCGAAGCCAGTTATTTTATGCTGATGATAGACTCCTTTAATGTTTATCAACAATAACCATATCTCTGGTTAAATCTAAAAAATTTCTTCGATGATATACTAGGTTAAATAACTGTATATCATCGGAGTAGTAATGAGCACTGAGTCTAAACAAGTCCAAGTTCCTTCTAAAGAACTTCTTACAATTTTATCTAGTATGCAGTTGGCCAGCAGTCGTGGTGCATTCAGGCCTGAAGAATTTACGGAAATCGGATCAGCATATCAGGCACTATATGCCTTTTTAGTCGATCTGAATGTTATTGCACCAGCGCCAGCCGCTACAGAAACCCCCAATCAATAAGGATTTATTATGATTAAACATGTAGGTAAACACAGTAATAAAAAATGTGTTATTTTATTTAAAACAGTACCAGGAGAAGAGCATATGTGTTTGGTCATATATCCTGATACATTGCCCCGTCATATCCATGACGATGTAATGACTGCGCTGGAAAGCGATTCTGGACAACAGGCCAAAGAGTTCAGTGATTATCTATTTAGATACACACTACAAGATGGCAACAATGCATTAGAAACTTTACACAAAGAAGGCATGATTAAAAAAGTACCGACTAATCAAGTTATCGTTACACCAAATGCTAAAAGCACTGTAAGATTAGATGAACTTAATTCAATTTTATCAAAGTTGTCACAAGGCGAAGAAGCTGTCAAGGCCCTGGCTGATTTAGATAAAAATTCTGGTATGATAAACAAACGTCGTGTACGCGAAGGCTTGGAACCTGGCGAAGTGCGAGCACCGCGCGAATCTCGCAGTACTCCTGCTCAGATTACAAATAACATAAGTATTAATGATGTGCTGTCAGACGAAGACCTTGCCACACAACGTCTAGCTCAAGCACAGAAGCTGCAATCGGACGCCAAAGCATTGTTAGCAGAAGCAGCTCGTTTGCAAGAAGAAGCATTAAAACTTAACGGTCCCGCAGCAAAAAATGGCACAACAAAATCCAAAAAAACAGTCAAAGCCAAAGAAGCTTAATTTAAATACAAAAACTGCTTGGAGAAACATACTTAAAGAAGTCGAGAAAAAAGAAGTACCTATACATGTTTTAGAAAAACTTATGGTATATCTTAAAGATGGCACTATGGTCACAGTGGATATTAAAAGACTGATAGCCGAAGGCGCCGATCCCGACGAAATAGAAAAACATGTTTCTAGCAGACTAGAAGAATTAGATCTATACATAGACAATGTAGATTTTTTTGTAGACATCGATCTAGTAGAAAAAACAGTACAACCAGAAACAGACAGGTTATTGAGTAAGCTGTAAAAAGTCACTTAAACGATAAATAAAAGTGCAGTTCGCGGAATTGGCGTTCCCAACTGCTCTATCGTTTATTGGAGAAACAACAGCATGAGTATTTATAAGCCTACGTGGCTATATATTAAACAACATAATATCACAGGATTAAAATATTTCGGAAAAACAATAAGGGATCCGTTTACTTATATTGGTTCCGGTGTTTATTGGACTCGTCATGTCAAGAAACACGGCAATAATGTTACTACTACGTGGGCCAAGAAATTCGAAACTAAAGAAAGCCTAGTAGAATTTGCGAAAGAATTTTCTAAAACTAACAACATAATAGAATCCAATGAGTGGGCGAACCTTAAAGAAGAAGACGGGCTTATGGGCGGATCGCAACCAGAATCTATACGTAAGAAAATGTCAGAGTCTCATAAAGGCAAAAAATATTCCGACGAGCAGCGTAAAAGAATGAGTATTGCACAGAAGAAGGTAGTACGTCACAAAGCATCCGAAGAAACAAAAATAAAAATGAGTAATTCGATGCGAGGAGTTCTTCGCAGTGAAGAAACTAAGAAAAAGATGTCCGAAGCAAATTTAAAACGCCCAATACTAACTTGTCCACATTGTGGCAAAAGTAGTAGAGTAAATATGCAAAGATATCATTTTAATAATTGTAAACAATATGACAATTAAATCAATTTTTGCTGTAGATCACTGGGGAGGAATGGGGTTAAACGGTTCGTTGCCGTGGCCCCACCATCCTGAAGATTTACAATATTTCAAAGAACAGACCATGGGAGACATTGTCGTCATGGGAAGAAAAACTTGGGACGATCCCAAGATGCCTAAGCCTTTGCCCGGTAGAATAAATTATGTAGCAACAAACAAACCTATTTTTGGTTATGGCATTACTACTATCCGTGGAGATCTGCAGGAAAATATTCGTAAAATTCAACATGCATATCCAACAAAAACAATTTGGATTATCGGCGGACCCGACATTTTAATGGAAACTCGAGATCTAGTAGATCAAGTTCATATCACTCATTTCAAAGGTCAGTTCAGAACTGATCGACAAATTGACTTACGAAAATATTTAAGTTTATTCAGAGCTACTAGTGCTGCTACCAGTTTAGATAAAAAATGTAGTTGGATGACTTATAAAAATATTGACATATTTCGTCAATAAAATTATACTTAATGCATGGAACAACAATACTTAGATGCATTAAAATATGTGCTCGAAAACGGCACTAACAAATCCGACCGGACCGGTACTGGCACTATTAGCGTGTTTGGTATGCAACAACGCTACAACTTACAACATGGATTTCCAGCTGTAACAACTAAGAAACTAGCATGGAAATCTGTTGTATCAGAATTGCTGTGGTTCATTGAAGGGTCGGGGGACGAAACTCGTTTGCGAGAGATTCTACATGGTAGCAAACACACAGAAAAAACAACCATCTGGTCTGCCAATGCCACAGCACCTTATTGGACTAATAGATATAAAAAGTTCCCCCCACGAGGACCGCAATACGAAGGCGACTTAGGTCGTGTTTATGGTGTGCAATGGCGACACTGGCGCACCAGTGAGCGAACACTAAACTCAGAAAATAATGATCTAATCAATGTTGAAGTCGATCAACTCACTGAATTAATTAATGGAATAAAAGCAGACCCGCACGGAAGACGACATATACTAACTGCATGGAATCCAGGCGAATTAGAAGCCATGGCCCTGCCACCGTGCCACTGCTTTGCTCAGTTTTATGTTGCCGATGGGAAGTTGTCTTGCCAAATGTATCAAAGAAGTTGCGACATGTTTTTAGGTGTACCTTTCAATATTGCAAGTTACAGCCTATTAACACATCTTGTGGCGCAAGTGTGTGGTCTTCAAGTCGGAGAGTTTGTTCATGTACTGGGAGATGCACACATATACTTAAATCATGTAGACCAGGTAAAAGAGCAATTATCACGTGAACCCTTGCCTGCCCCTACTCTTTTGCTAAGTCCGGGCATAGACAAAATCACTGACTTTACCATGGGTGATATTGTGCTACACAACTATCAAAGTCACGGTGCCATCAAGGCAGATATGGCAGTATGAATAATTTTCTATACTTAACTGAATCACGTAAGTCCGACTCTGCTCAATTATGGATTGTGGGATGCAGTTTTAGCCACGGAAGTGGTGTAAATAGTAATGAAAGATATGGGCAACTGCTAAGTGATAAATTGAATTTGCCTGTGACGTTTTTAACACAACCAGGATCATCAATTCGATGGGCTGCTGATCAGATTTTAAGATCTGATATAAGAAAAGATGATATAGTAGTTTGGGGACTAACAGGAGTTTCAAGGTTTCCATACTTAGATGAATCTAACATATTACATCATGTAAACACAAATAATTTTAATTCCACAAAAAACATAAAAAATTATTTTCAAGAACAAATACTAGTTAGCAATCATTTAATGTATGATGCTATTTCTAGCACAGAACAAGTTTTTAATTTTTTAAAAAAAATATCGTCGAAATTTATTCTGGCCGCGATGCCCTGTAATACGCCGTCGTACGATTTAAAAATTTATAACTATGTTTCTAATTTAGATTACGCCATTATGTTATATGATATTCATAACTATTCATTTATTGATGTTGGACATGATCAACAGCATCCAGGTCCAAAGCAACATCAGATTTATGCTCAAAAAATTTTAAAAGCAATAAATGAAGATAAAAGTACATGAATTTTTAATGAGCGATGTAGATGACTTTGAAATTTATGTTGCTGATCCTTTGTATAAATGGGAAAAGAGCGAACAAGGACAGTGGGTCATGGCCAATGCTGTAAATACCCCTTCGTGGCATTCAGGATGGGATCATAATACTTTTTCGACTCGCGTGGTTATTGTAGCGGATTTAACAGAAAAAGATCTAACATATTTTAATCTTAAATGGGGAGTTAAATGAAATTTTTAATAACGGGTGGTGCAGGGTTCATAGGACACAATGTTGTAAGACAATTAGAACAGTTGGGTCATGAATGTTTTGTGATTGACAGTGTCACTGATTATGGGTTCGTACAAAAAGATGAACTGGCGTATTTGTTTAAGGCTCGACAAAATAGAATTCGCAGTACAGTTCATCATTTAGATATCAGAGATTATTCGAAGTTAGAAACAGTTTTTAAAACTTTTGGGTATACCTGTGATGCTGTTATTCATTTGGCAAGTTTTCCTAGACAAAAAGTAGTTAATCAAAATCCAATTTGGGGCAGTGAAGTAATGAGCACTGCTTTAGTAAATCTATTAGAACTAACAAAAATTAGCCGAATTCCTAAATTTGTTTATATTAGCAGCAGTATGGTATATGGAGATTTTACCGATCAAGTAAAAGAAGATTTTATCTGTAAACCACAAGGTCAATATGGTATTATGAAATTAATGGGTGAATGGTTAGTTTCTGATTATTCGCGAAGAAAATGTTTTAATCATGTTATTATTCGACCCAGTGCTGTTTATGGTGAATATGATGTTGAAGATCGGGTAATATCTAAATTTATGTTATCTGCAATGCGAGGACAAACTCTTAAAGTCAACGGAGCCAATGAAACATTGGATTTTACTTACGTTGAAGATGCAGCCAGAGGCATAGTTCAGGCTACGTTAAGCAATAATGCTATTAACAAAACGTATAACATCACAAAAAGCCACAGTCATAGTCTACTAGATGCTGCAAATTTAGCAGTAAAAATTGCAGGCCGGGGATCAATTGAATGCAGAGACAAAGATGCAGATTTTCCTTCAAGGGGTGCATTAAACATAGATGCAGCTCGCAGCGACTTTGGTTTTAATCCTACAGTAGATGTCGAAGAAGGTTTTCAACGATATCATGACTGGTTTTCTGAAAGTAAATTTTGGAAGTCAAAATTATAATTCCATTTTTTGGAGTAAAACGGCAATACGCCAATTTACGAAAAGAAATACTAGACACAACAGACAAGGTATACAGTACAGGTCAAGTGCTGGATGGAAACTATACTAAAGAATTTGAAAGACAGATTGCAAAAAGATGTCATCGTAGATATGCTGTTGCTGTCAACAGTTGTAGTCAAGGTTTGATATTTGCTCAACAAGTTTTATTCTTAGAGAATACGAAAATTCTCATTCCCACTATTAGCTTTGTATCTACTATCAACAGTGTATTACTGAACGGCAACGAACCAGTATTGTGCGACACGGATGATCAAGCATTAATAAATTTAGAAAGTTTAGACTACGCTCTCAAGGGCACTGGAGTACAAAGTATCATGTATGTTAACTTGTTTGGCAACACAGTCGACTGGGACAGATTTAGGATGACCACAGATTTCTTTAATCAGAATCTAAAAATTATCGAAGATGCTGCACAAAGTTTCGGAGCTATTTATAAAGGAATACCCAGCGGAGCACTAGGTGATATCAGTGTGCTGAGTTTTGATCCTACTAAAAATTTGCCCAACTATGGTTCTGGTGGCATGGTATTGACGGATGATTTACAAATAGCCAATTCTCTCAGAGATCTGCGCGACAACGGTAAAACCAGCGGGCATGAAATCCCAGGTACTAACAGTAAAATGAGCGAGGCAGATTGCGCTCAGATGTTAGTTAAACTTAAATATTTTGATTCTTGGCAAAGTCGTCGACGACAACTTGCAGAATACTACAACGCAGAATTATGCAATTATGTCGACATACCAAAGACCACAGAAGGCACTGTTCACGCATGGCACAAATATGTAATAAAACTAAATGACAGAAATGGATTAAAACATCATTTAGCAATTAACGGTGTAGAAACTAAAATACATTATGAATCCCCGTTGTATGAACATCCGGTGGGTTATCCCTATATTAACTATGCAGCAGAGTTATACAGAGAAGCCAGTGCTTTTTGCCAAGAATGTTTAAGTTTGCCAATTTATCCAGAAGTAACAGATTCAGAAGCTGAATATATTGTTGATAAAGTTAAAGAATTTTTTAATTAGATTTCCATTTATTTGCTAGTGCTTCAACAAAATCTTTAATAGTTGGTAAATTATTTTGTTGCATAAATTTAATTATTCTAATCGCATTGTTACGATCTGCACCAGCATTAGGTTTGCGAGCATTGCTTAAATCCGTGTTTAAACTTTGAACAGCATTTTCTTTATCATATCCGTATTGTAAATTATAGCGTAATTGATCTGCACGTTTGCTTAATTGTGATTTATCGTTAGCTTGCAATAATTCCATCCAAGGTATCAAAAACCCTCTGTGACGACTTATATGCCCGCCAGTTTTTTCCTGCCCCGACAGCACAGAAACATCACCTTGTTTACGAGTATCAAAGTTTCTCCATGCTTCTTTGTCTGTGTAAAAATAGGCAGGAATATTTCTACGTTTAGCAACGATTAAAGCTTGTCGAGTCCATGCTTTAACTTCTGGGTCTGCTTCGGGGTCGCAATACATATGTACAGCAGATATACCTTCGATTGATATCGCAGGTTCTTTACTGAATACTCGATCTTCTGCTTCATGTTCTCTGTGATGAGGTAGTGATGGATTTCTATTTTCCCAGTAATCCATGGGTTTAGAAATATAATGATTATTAAACCAATTACCGTCTAATACAAACAGTGTAGCTTGTTGACCTATTATTCTATGATATCCGCCGCGGCGAGTTCTAGTAGTACTTAAGAAATAAGGATGTCCTTTGGGGGCATACTGTTGCTCTACACTACCTAAGGTGCTACTTAATTGAAAGACTCCAGAGGTTAAAATGGATAACGCTGTTTTATTACTGGTGTAATGAAACGCTATACGACTTAGGCTTTCAGTTAATATCTCATTGATACGCATTCAGTATTTAGTAGCATAATACTGTTTAAGCCAATCCCACTCGTAGCTGAGCATTAGTTTGTTGTAATCCCCGTTAACTGTAGTGTAATATTCTATTGCGTCCTGTGCGCCACAAATACTCCATTCACCGAATTTACCGTTGCCTACTGTAAGCCATTTTTTAAGCCTAAATTCAGTTTCAACACTAGGTTGCGTAATACTAAAATGTTTTAACTTAACAACTTCTCGAAATGCTGTTCTCCAAGTAGTCCAAGCATCTTGATCATAATGTGCTATACCACTTAAGATAGGCACAACTTCGTGAGCTTTACTTAGAGTAAAATCCAATCCACTTTCTATTGTTTCCAGTACTAAACGTTTATTATAAGCAATCATTGCTTGATGGCCGTAGACTAACCCGTTTACTGGGTTTCGGGCATGAAAAATATAGTGTTTTGGTTCTTGAAAATAGTCAGGTTTCCATCCCCAATCAAATTTAGGATCAACTTCTAATTTAGCAAATACTGCAAAAAACCAAGGTGTTTCGCTTTTCTCTGCGGCTGCTTTATATGCTGCCATTCGTCCGTTTACATTTTTAACCCGTTTAATAATATTGGCAAATTTTAGCATCGGAAAACCTGTAGTTTCCTGTCCTATGATGTCGCACAAATGATCGTACCAATGTTCTGCTTCTGGCTCATTGTTGCTAATATAGACTATATCTAAATCGTCTTCTGTATGTATAGATTCACCCTTTTTTCTGACGTTTACATAAGGATAATCGTAGATTTGTGTGCGTAAATGTGTCTTAACGTCCCGTGGTACTATACAGACCGCATTACTTTCTGTAAAACTTTCTACAGCCCTATCTTTTTCAGTCCATAAGCAAATCTCACTGTTAAACAAAATACTGGGCTGATTTGAAAATGCTGCATAAGGAAATTTAAAATCATATCTACGAATTTCCCCCACTAGATCGTCGTGGTTATAATATACTTTTGGGCATGTATATCGATAGACTTTTTGATCTTCACAATAATTGATAACATTAAACCAATCTAGTAATTCCAAATCAACCATTTGTCGTTTAAATGATTCCACGTGAATATAAAATGTATCTCCGCGTTTTTGATTATTACTGGGAAAACAGTGAATCATTTCTTCTTGCCATTGAGCAGGATGCCAAGTAAAGTCGAAATCTCGATAATCACAGATGCTGCTGATCACCCACACATATTCTGTAGTAGCCAAATTTACTATACGTTTTAGCACGTTTAAATGATCTGATACATATCTAGTAGATTTGATATTGGGACAGCGAAGTTTAAGGACTAAAAGTTGTTCTTGACTATCGGGATTCATAAAATCCATGTAAAAGATGTCGGTGGACTTAACTCTGCCGATATGTCCTTCTTTTTCACGATCATGCCAATTCCATTGATGTTCCTTGGTGCCTTTGAGCACCAAGCAAGTGCCTCCATTTTGTTGCCATTGACTGGACCAAACATGTGTATGTGTTGCTTCGTAACTGATGGGTCTCCAATAAAAGTCGAATTCTCTATAGTCATTGTGACCGTCTATATACCAAAAATATTCGGTCCGACACAGTGCATCAGCCTCGTCGAGTGAGGCTGCTGGTCGTTCAAACGCAAACAAACCAGGCTTGGGTCCTTTGTAAAATACATCAAACATCGATTTGTTCTACTGTAATTTTACACTTGTTTAAAAATTCAACACCGGAAGTATCACGATAAGCTTGCCCAAAATAAACTTTTTTTATTCCGCTTTGATAAATCAGTTTAGAACACTCCATACAAGGAGCATGAGTAATAAACATCGTTGCCCCGTCTCCGCTTTCACTACTTCGTGCTAGTTTACTAATGGCATTCGATTCTGCGTGGAGAACTTCAGGTCGTGTTTTTAATCCTCTATTAATTACAGTTTGTGGTTCTCCGAATACAGCATCTGAGAATCCCATATCTTCGTGTTCACAGTTATTATCCCATCCAGCAGGCATGCCGTTGTAACCAATACTGATAATTCTATCATCTTTAACCACTATTGCACCCACATGCAGACGCCGAGCATGACTGAGTTCAGCAAATATTTTTGCAGTTTGCATGTATGCTTGAATTAATTTTTCCTTCATTTTCTTAACCAACTTATTTCATCCCAAATATCACCATTAGGATTAAATTTATTAGAAACTCTATTATATAAATCAATATCAGGTAATAAATATTCCATTATTTTTTCATTGGGAGAAGACTTAAATTTTTCTTTTATATCTGCTTCAAGATTCTTTTTTACCTTAGATGAAATATTTGACTCTCGATCATTTGCCCAATAATAAGATATGTAAATTTTATATTTTTCTAAGAGTTTTGCAATTGCCCATTTTACCCCATCATGATTTTTTACAGATTCTAACGGAATCCAATCTATCCGATCACAGAAATTTTCGTAATAGTTATAAACATACCCATATGAGTGTATATCTAATATAGGAGTACTCAAAACAAAATTTTGCAAATCAATATTTTTATAATATTCAGTTATCAGATTCTTTTGAAATAACCATTCTGCTATTGCTTTATACCGTCTGGTCAATGGATCTGTCATCAAAGTAAAAACATGACTGTTGTCCCAATTAATTTCTGAAAACGGTATCTGCCTCCATCGACAGTTTTGATTAAAAGTAGCAGTCAAAAAACTGGAACCGCATTTTAAAGTTGCAATGCATGTTAATACTTCGCAGGTATATACTGCTGCTGTGGCTCCAGGACTTCTTTCAAATTTATTAAATTCTTCAACTTCTAAAATATAAGGAGTTATGTCCATGTTAATCTATAGATATTCGTTTACCCCATCTAATTAAGTTCCAAACTCTTTCGTGTAAAAAATATAACAGGGTATTCACAGTTATTTGTAAAAAAGCAATACTACTTGCGATTGAAAAATTACCGGTAATAATATATGATATTATAAACGTAGAACCGCTCCCAGTCAATCTCCAACTAATCGTTTTAAATAAACTTCGCTGGACACTGTCGGTCACTTTAGTCCCAATTCTTTTCGTATTTTAGTTGCAGAAATTTCAGTGATTGATTCGTCAAAAGTTTCTTCTCCTGCCGAATATCCCACGCCACGACCCCATCCTATATGTACAATATTTGGAACTACTTGTATGTCGTACTGTCCTTGGTATAGTGGATCTAAGTCTCGACGGATAAATGATTTGACTTTTTCTACTTCAAACGGATTTGATCCTTGCCACCCCTGTACGTCTCTAACTTGAATTATAACTTGGCCAGTACGTTGTAATAATCTTTCGAACAGTGCCCGGTGGCCATCATGCCATGGTTGCCAGCGGCCCAACATTTGCACAGTTTCTTTACGCCAATCAAATGCAGGACGGCGTCTATTGTCGACTATATGTTCAGCAATAAAATCTGCCCACTTAGCAGCGTTTTGTTCAGTGACCCGAAAATCATAAACATCAGGTTCTACAAACATTTTATTAGTATCAGCGTAGCGACCTTCGCGTATAGTGTCCATCCATACTGTCCAGTCTGCTTTAAAATTGTTACGCATTTCTACTAGCGGCGCAACAAAGTCACACAATGCATAATCTGTGTTGCATGACATCGACAAATCGAACATACGTTTACTTTGTCTAATGCGCCCTGCTTCGCTGAAATCCCAGTCATCAAATTTCTTTCGAATCTCGTCAGCATTGAACCATGTTACTGTTTTGCCATTGGCTTCCAGCAACTTTTTTAATTCTGTTGCCAAGTAAGTTTTCCCTGCGCCGGGAAGGCCCATTATTAAAATCTTTGATGTGTTCATTGTGTTTCCTTTCTTAAGTTTTCAAATAATTCTATATCTTTTCTAAAATAGTCTAAGATATGTGTGTTGTTTTTATTCTCTGTGAATCTTTGTTTTATTTCTCTTGTTAAAGATCGTTGATCAACCCCTGCTATATTTTTAAATCGCCAATCAAAATTTGTCCATCCAAGTATTTTTTGTGATTGAAGAAATTTGTCTGTGTTTTCTATAGTTTTATCATAATTGTCATAATCACAGATAATCCATCGAATTTTTGTAATCTTTTCACCTAACATTTCATGATAACTTGCGCTATGATTGTCAATATACGGAAGATTTATAATATAATCTTGGAATTCTTCATTTACTCTGAATTCTGTGTGTAAATTGTTACGAATCAACCAATGAGCAATTCCTTTATGCCTACGTTCAATCGGATCGGCTAAGTGGCTAAAAATTAATTTATTTCCCCAATCTATATCTTTATATTCCATTGGCTCCCATTTCATACCATTTATAAAATTGTTATAAAATAAAGAAGAAACACATCGATAGTTCCGTAAATAAATTAAATGAGCAGTAGTGCAAGCCTGCCCCAAATTTGGATTTGTTACAACTATTTCAGCATTAAAGGTCACGACAATACTTTTACCCCATATAATTGTTCGAATCTATCAGCGTCCCTGCGGTCATTGACCATGGGCTCACCTCGAATGTTTAGACTAGTATTTAATAGCATAGGGCAGCCTGTGACAATAAACCATTTTTCTAAGAGTTCTCTGATTCCCGATCCGTCCTTGGGCACAGTCTGAATACGACTAGTTCCGTCATGATGCACAATAGCAGGAAATAAGTCAGGATTCCTGCACTGACCGACGACTTGCATATACCTACTGTTATTCCAGTTGCGAGGGATATCGAAATAATTATCAGCCAATTCCTCCAAAATAACTGGCGCAAAGGGTCTGAATTTTTGTCTACGTTTGATTTCATTTACTCGATTCTTTATATCAGGGCCCCGGGGATCTGCTAATAAGCTTCTATTGCCTAGTGCCCTCGGTCCGAACTCGGCTCGGCCACTAGCCACACCAACAATACCACCATGCAAAAGAGCATCCAGGGCAGCATTAACAGGGTAAGCACCAGGGATATTGTGACCCAAATAAGCATTGCGCCAATTAATCCTGTCGCGATAAGCAAGTGCAGCGGCGCCAAGACTAGACCCAGCATCACCAGGATTAGGCATAATCCAAATATCTTCAAAGTATTCCCCTAATCTACGATTAATACTACAATTAAGAGCAACACCGCCCATATAGACTAAATTGTTGCTCCAATTAAAATCTTTTGCGCGACGCATTATATTTAATACCAATTCTTCTGTTAAGTCTTGTGCGCTGGCCGCAATATCCATATCCCCAACATAGGACAAATACGTTTGTTCTATGCCGGCGTGAAGATTTTCTTTAAATTTAATGTCCCACTCATTGTGTAAAAATTTGGATTTAAATAAATCAGTGAACGCAGGTGCACCATATGCTGCCATACCCATAAGAATATATTCTTCTTCATTGGGTTTAAGTCCAACCCGTTCTGTCATTGCACTGTAAAACAATCCTATACTATGCGGATATTTTTGGCGCCATAATCTTTTATAAACGGCTTTTCCTTGAACGTATTCTGCTGCCCAAATACTTATTGTGTCCCATTCCCCAATGGCGTCGATTACAACCACCGTGGCTTTGTCAAATGGGCTTGTCTGAAACCCTGCAGCCGCGTGGCATAGATGATGGTTGTGCGTTGAAATTAGACCTGGGAATTTAGAAAATTCTTTGCCTATTTGCTTGGTAAGAATTTGTCGAGCTGTAAGTTTATTCCATTCGATGCCTTGGCCGCTGTATAGTTGTCTTAACTGTTTATTCCATGGTCGTTCATAGTAAGCAACATGGTCAATTCTATAATTAACTATTTCTTTAATTATACCAGGACTTAAATTTGGATCATTTTTAATTTTACTATAGCGTTCACTGTGACCCGCATATAATATATTTCCATGATAGTCAATGACACTTAATGCAGCATCATGAAATCCTGCAGATATTCCCAGAATATTCATTTATAGATAAAAGGATCTCGCTTTCGCAATTCTTTGAGTTTGCGACGATAAGTGATTTCTAATTTAATTCTGTAGTATAAATTTTTAAGCCATTTCATGATATTATTTATTGAGTAAACTACTGCTGTAATCGTAACCAGGTTTTAATCTTTCGATTTGTTGATCATAGTAGTCTTTGTCCGACCAAGTATAAGAATAGACAGAGCGTAAAATATTTCCTGACCCGTCATCACATTGGATTGAATATATGTCTAAGTGTCTTGACAGCATAGGCCAAACTTCACTGTATTTGCTTGTTCCAAAACTTCTACGCAGATCAACTTGACCCACTGAATGATAGCCGAAATTATATTGAGTATCTTCGGGATCGAATCCATTTCGTTCAAGCCATGATTTAAACCCAGACATTTCTTTGGTGTACCAAGGGTGAGGCCCATTATAACATACGTCCTGTGCCCATTCGATATCAAACTCGCCGCTGTAGTAACGTAGATGTGTAATAGCATCGCAGGTTACCTTGTCGATGTCGACTCCTTTTTCATCTCTATAAACTTCAAACAGTGTTTTGCCAATCTGTGTCCAATGTAAGTAGACTTCCCCGAATTTTCTATCATACCTGGATTCTTTAAAATTAGTTTTATATGTTGACGGAAATTCGTATCGCGAGGCATTTAGAAATGTAGTGATTTGACTAGGCCTAACCCACTCAGGCAATGTTGCCTGTTTACGTTGACTCAGCATTAAACTCTCTGCTTCGTGACATAAATTATTCAATTGTCTGATAGCAAATTTAGTTATATAATTTGCTCGTTTATAATAATCACTGAGTCCCCACACAGTTCCTTGCAAAATCTCGAAATGATTATGCAATTTGTTCATTAAATCTTGATTAGGATTTAATGTTTTAAGATCACGTAGAGTATCGGGGAAGTAATCTTCTTCTATCTCGTACTCACCACGAAAAAAATTATTAATTTCGTTTTTAGCCCAACACAATTCTTGGCAAATATAGTTTAAATCGCGTTGACTGTCAGGAAAGCCTAAAAAACAAAAATTTTTTTCTAAGTATCTATTTTGATTCAGTATCTCTTTAAGAGCATCAAACCATCGTTGTGCCATTGGGTGATCGTAAACATCAATAATATAATCTAATGTTTTTGTTTTTTCTAACGGATTACGCAATGTTACAATTACTTTATTCAATTGAATCCCACCATTCTAATACTTTGGGTTTTGCCGACAGTATATTTCTCATAGTATAACTATCATTTCGAATTTGTTCAAGTCTTTCGATTCTTGCTTTTCCTTTACGCAAACCAACTCGATAGTCGGTGGGCCATTGTTCTTCGAAAGTGGGTCTAGTTTTTAGCTGGACTAAGATATCCTTTAACGGGTTGCTACCACTCGGCAAACGGCCTATTGTTTCATCTACCCAAGGATCTAAGATAAATCTAGGTAGTGCTAAAGGTGACATAACTATGTCTGGACTAAAACTAAAAATTACTTTCGCGAGAATATCGACTTTTTCTTCTTCTGCAAGTCGCTGGATATTAATAATTTCGAACATGCCGGGCAGAGTGAGCGTAAAGTCAATTCGCATTTGACGTCTGTGACTAGTAATTGCAACTCCTTGACGGAAGTTTTCAAGCCATGCATTGTAGTCAAGGCCTGTTCTAATATATTCGCCAATCGGGCCTGTTCCGTCGATACTTGCACAAATCTGCCAATCACGAAGCCTGCTGAGAATATCATTATAAAGATTGATACCTTTATAATTAATTCTTGATAAGTTTGTATTATATCTAGCATAAACATTTGGGCCGTCTCCTAATTCTATTATCCTCTGCATGTATCTCCAATGTTGCTCATACATGAGAGGCTCTCCGCCCACCCAATACACTTCTTCAACTCTGTGCTCTTCGACGGCTTGATTAAACTCTGCCTCAATTTGTGTGTCTTGAAACTGTTCAATTTGTTTTTTGACTTCGAGTCGCATCCAATTATTTTTTGAATCCGACCAATTGATCATGTTGTGTTGTCGTTGCTCACTTTCCCACGCACTGCTTAACATGTCTCCGCACATGCGACATTTGAAATTGCAAAGATTACTAAATCTGTAATCCCAGCTCACAGGCTTCATATCCGTTGAACCATCATAGCGAGTTTTCTCCATCGCTTCATTGTACTTATGACCAAATAATTGATTAAAATAACTACGGTAAACGCTGGTGTTCAGCAATTTGTCATTACATACTTCGCACTCTGGCAGAGTTTCTCCACGCATCATACGTAAGCGCACGGACCGCATGTGCTCCCCGTTCCAATGATCATCCAGCGTGATCGGTATATATTTTCCTGTACCAGATTTTGTGTCTATGTATTGTTGAAAATTTTGTGCTGGTTCTCGACTTGCACAGCACATACGTCTTTCCGTTTGTGGACTTAAGTATGTGTGCGTCCACGGAGCCATACAAAGCGTATCAGGTTTAATCATAACCCATGGCCTTGGCTATTTCTGGGTGCGTATCCATAAAATTTTGTTTACGATATTGATCTGTCCGTTTCATGTTGTTTAAAAATTCTTGTCCGTCACTGCCTATACCGTTTTCGATAAATTTAATTACATTCTCAATTTCTTGGTGATGTTCCTTTGTATTCCAAAAAGTTGTTTTAAGTTTATTCAAAACTAATTCTTTGGCTGTAGGAGTTAATCGTTGAATACTCATATGATCAGGGCTGTGTAACATATTAAAATAAATGCTGTCGAAAGTTTTAGTACTTGCCCAGGCTAGTAGTTCATCTATGTAGTAGACGTTTTGAATATTAATTGTAAAACAAAGTTGAGTAGTAATATTAGGTGTGTCGACGGCTCGTGCAAAATGAACGCCATCGATTATTTCGTTGGCCTTGTCCCAATCTGCGCCATATCGTTCATATTCAAATCTTGCACCAACATTGTCGATGCTAAATGCAATGTCTACACGACCAAAATGATTCCATAAAGCTGATTTTTGTATACCTAACCCATCCACAGTTGCATTGGTATTATAATGAATATCGATGTGTTTGCTGTCGCCTGTAGTCACGGCATATCGTAGTAAATCCCAATGTTCTTCGATTAACCAAGGTTCACCCCCAGTAAATTCAAAATACTTAATATTAGGCAGCAATGATTTTAAGTTCTTCCAGAAATCGGGACTTTCCTCTGGCCATCGGCCTTGCTTAAGCCAAGTGTATGCAATATGTTTTTTTCTATCGTACCCTTGTGGGAGATAATCTAATTCTTCTGCTGCCCACTTGCTACTACTCCAGCTTCCGCATATTCTACATTTCAAATTGCAAATATTACCTAGTTTTAAATCAATAAACCATAATTGATCTGGTAAATCATTTTGCCAATCGACCAATGGGTACAGTTCTTTGAGTCTAACTTGACTGTGTATACGTTTACTGTCCCGGCCTGCTGCTTCTTCATCCCAACACAGTTTACAGGTTGCAGGTTTTTCTCCTGCACGAAATTGCCTACGTAGATTCTGCATATAGTCACTTTTATATGCATCTTCTAATGTATGCATTCGCAAATCGATGCCTGTAATTTCTTCTCTAGCCAAACAACACGGCCTAGAAGTTCCTGTTGGACTAGACTCTATACTAATCCAAGGTAGCATACAAATAGTATTAGGTAATGTCATTTATTTTTTAATTCATTTAATTCGGGGAAAGTACTCCAAAAATTCTCCCCTCTGAGATTGTCTAGTAACTCGATTTCTTGTCTAAATTTATTCCAATGCTGCGTACCATCGGTGGCCATTAAAAAATTAATAGCACTCTTAAACCCAGTCGTTGCTCGTTTCAATGAGTCCCGAGGTTCTAACCATTCAATGTGTTGTTCATACGCGGGTTTAATAACTCGCTCTTTAAATTCTTGTGGAAATAAATCAATCCTATACCATTCGGGACTTTGACAAATATTCACATTAAAATCTTTGGGCTTAATAAATCCCATATCAACCCATTCTTTATGAAAATCTAAAATATGTAACACATTCATAGCACTAATAGTAGATGCAATATAAAAATCTACATGCGGTACCTCTTCTAACATACGTTCACGATTGCGAACTGTTTGTTTCCAGTCTGTGCCTTTTCTCATTAATTCTGCTCTGGCCCCACTGGCATCTAAACTGGCTCCTACTCCCACAGTTCTGAAATGTTTCCAGTATTCGAATACATGTTTGTCTTTAAACGCTAGTTCACTAAAATTTGTATTGTATTGAATACAAACGTCAGTACGACCTGCTTCGATAAGTTTTTCTAATAGATAGTAGTGTTCCTTCATAATTAAAGGTTCGCCACCAGCAAAATAAACTTGTTCTAGATAAGGAATATGTTCTTCCATTTGACGAATCATATGTTCTTCGTCGCCAGCAGCATATTCAATTCTGGCCAGATCTTTGCCATTTACATCTGGCACTCTGTTGAATAATTTAACATGATCATTATACCAGTTACTGCTAAAAACTGGGCCGCAAGTTCTGCAACGAAAATTGCAGAGATTGCTAAATCTAACGTCCCAATATCTAATTTTAAATTCAGGATGTGTGCCGTCTGGCAGAGTTTTGTCGACTTCTGCAATATTATGTCCGTAGCTTCTATTAGCATCGTAACGCATACTAAAAAAGCCATTGGCTTCCTGTTCATAGCATTTAGTACATTGTTTTACAGGTTTGTCTTCAAGCATCGACCGTCGAATCTCTTTGTAACCTTCTTGATTCCAAACTTCTCGCATAGTGTTGTTTTTAAGATTACCAATGGGATGAAAGTATTCTGCAAAACAACAAGGATACACTCTGCCATCTGGATAAGCATGTTGATGTACCCACGGTAACATACAGAAAGACTTACTATTTGTCAGTCTATTAATCTGTGTTTCTGTGAGAGAATCTGAATCTATAAACAGTGGTTTTCGACTATTGTAGTCGTAGCCGCGTTTATAAAATCTATCAGTTTTTTTGTCTTCACTCATAATGTATTGTACCAATCTGCTAGTGCAGGAAACGTCTTACAGAAATCTTTGCCTCTGCGTTGATCGTATTGTGTGTAAAATTGTTTAAAATCGTTTGTTAATTTTGGTAATTCAAAAGAATCACTGTGGGGTGTCTTAACAACATCCAAATAATCTATTAAACGCGATACATGATTTATTTCATGCTCATGTAAATAGTTATGCCCTTTGTGTCGGACAATAAAATCAATTAATCGATTACGATATTTTGTTTTAATTTCGTCTGGCAATATTAATGGACTTTGAAAACTTGGGAAACGTAAAATGTTTAATGTAAAATTAGGAAAGTCTCGGCCAAAATCTTTTTTTAAATTAACCATCGAATCTAAGAAATCAGGCAATGTATCTAAACATAATGCATTGATCGTACACATCACATGCAGTCTATAAAACTTTTTACTTTCTGCAAGTTTTATAACATTTTCCAACCATAGATTGTAATTCAACCCATCGCGTATATATTCTGCTTGATCATATTCGCTTTCATTGCTAGTGTACAAATCTATTTCAAGTCCATCCACACTGTCAATTAGTCTATCTATATCAACTTGATATCCTAAATTACTATTGATGGCAAGTCGAGTTTTGCTACGACCTTTATTTGCTTTAAACCAATCTAATAATTTCCAAGTTTCTGCACTCATTAACGGCTCTCCACCGGTAATGCGTAATTCGCCCAGTGTTTTATGAAGATCACTTTCCCACCATTTATGAAATGCTTCGACATATGGATTGGCTTCGCCGAATTTGTAAAGTTGTGAACTATCATGGGTGTGTGTAAAATGATTTCTACCATCACTGACCAGATTAGTATAAGGTCCGTTGCGTTTAATATCGTTGACCCATGTGCTACTAAAAGCAGGGTTACAATAACTACAAGCAAACTGACAAGTTCTGTCAAAAGCAATTTCAAGAGTTTTAAGATTGAAATCTTCTCGGGCAGGTGTTCTATATGCATATGCCAAGTCTTCATCAGTGTAAATTACAGTTTTGTATACACGATCGCTGACTGCATCTCGGCCCATGTCCTCAATCTTCCAGCAGTATTCGCAACCAGATGGGCGCTCCCCTTTTTGCATCTGTTCGCGCTCCATTTTCTTTTTTTGTGTATTATGCAATGCCTTGGGATTTCGTTCAACGTCGTCAATTTCTACTTTGTGCGGCAACGGATGGTGACAACTTGTGGTCATACCGCTGCCCAACCATATAGTAGCATTATACCACTTAGCTCCGCAAAAAGAATTTGATTTAATGTCGATTACTCTGCGTTTGTAATCTAAGTCTGTTTCATTGTTTATTCTTGGCATATTGTTCAAATTTTATTAAAAATTTATTTACTACATCAATGTCTTCATTGGGAGTATTAGTCGACATCAAAAGTTCTCTATTGTGTCGACAGTTTTGTTCGGCTGCGGATAAAAAATCCTCTAAATTAGATTTACATAAATCTTCAACTATGTCCGAAATTCGAGTTAATCTATCATCATTATTATCTATTAGATCAAAGGATTCATCGATTAAATGATTAAAAGTTTTAAATCCAAGATTGTGTAAATCTCTATAGAATCCATAATTTGCAACTGCAATAAACGGATGTCCTACTTTAATAGGCTTGTAAATTTTTTCTGTCCTAAAACTATAAGGCAGATAAAAGTTCGTTTCTGTGACAAGACTGAAGTAACTGTCTTCAAATATATTTGAAAAAAGTTGCCCTGCAGGCCAGTCATCAAAAATGTAATTTCCGTTAACCACTGTGTCTTTTTTAAATTGAAAGCAGTAATCATCAGGCAAAAATTTGTTATCGTATAAAGCTGACCACAAGCTTTTTTCTAATAGATCTTTTTTATTTAATTTTTCAATTAATGAAGATCTGTGCGGCCTACTAACTCCATTTAAAAAATTAAATAAAAAAGGTTTATTTCTTTTTTCAAAAATTTTTTCACAAATTTCTGAATCGCGTTTATGCAAAATATCGGTAGTATTTCCTAATATAAATTTAAATATATCCAAATTGAAATGATTCACAGTATCAGGTAAATCCCCCGAAGATAATATAAACGGCCATGTTTTTTGATCTATCCAATTACACCGGTGTAATGTATCTATTACTGTATTTGTTCCTTCTTGTAATATGTTTAATATAAAAATTTTATTACAATCAGGTATGCCGTATTTTTTTAAAATATTTTTAGTTAAAATGATTATATCATTTGAGGATAGTAAGGCATCAATCGATTCGTGTTCGATGATATTAAAATTATTAGGATACCAGCTAAAAAAATTTACATCTTCTCCTTGTAACGAATTAATTTTAATCTTTTGCATTTAAAAGATCCTTGACTTTGTTAGGAAGAGTTATGTTTTTTCTATCTTCCCATTGTTTTAAAAAGTGTAAAAATTCTGAAAATAAAGTTTTATTAAATTTGGTTGAAGACAATATACTTAACACAATGTCAACATTCTTTATATTTTTATTATCTAACAAAGTTAATAACACAGTCTCTGCTTGTTTTTTAATGTTATCCGGAGTTGCTTCAATGCTTTGAATTCTGGGATTTTGACCATACGACAATGCCCAATGAAATTTATCTTTATATTTTTCTATTCTGGGCAGTATTACACTAGATGAAAAGTGTTCAATATCGCAGAGAGTTAAATTAGTCATCAAACTCAATATATTAATTTTGATATTTTCTTCACTGCGTTCTAATAGATAGTCTAAATTTTTCAAAAATAAATCATAATCGAGACCATACCTAACAAATTCTGATATTTCCTTGCAAGCATCTAAACTGACATTTATTATAATATATTTGAATTTATTTTTATTAGATAGTAGTTTATCTATTGATTTTTTATCGACCATTAAATTTGAAGTTACATCTAAAATTCCTTTATGTTCTATTGTATCTAAGATACTAAAAAAATTTTTATTTATTAATGGTTCGCCGCCTATTATTCTCAGAGTTTCAAATTTCAGAGTGGTTAACAATTCTAAATTTTCATCTACTAATTGCTTATTTTTAATATCTACACTGTAGACATGTCTATCTGTAAACAATTGATATTTTTGATTTTGTATATCTTTTTCCCATTGACTGCTAAACTTTGGATTACAATACATGCATTGCATATTGCAAGCATTGCCAACATTAATTTCAATTACTTTAGGCGATTTATTATTTTTATATTCATCGAATTTCGATACTTCGAATTTCTTTAATAATTGAGTTCTAAGACTGGTACCGTTTGTTTTCTCAGAATTCCAACAGTACGAACAACTGGGATCTTGTACGTTGTTTAATAAATTTTGTTTTTGATAATCGATTATTTCATTATAGTCGTTGATAAATTTTTCCGGTCTTGCTTTACAGCAACCATACACATAATTATAACTAGTATTAATGATTAGCTCGTCCCATTTAGCTGGACAGAAGGTATCAGGCAGTTTTTGCATAGAATTTGCATTCCTTCCAAAATTCTACCATTTCAGGAAATGCCAAAATAAAATTAGTCCCCCGACGTCGATCATGTTCATTAAAAAATTTATAAAAATTTGCTTTTTGCATTTTAACATATTCAGGATCCAACTTGCTACCTTCTCTCATCCAATCGATTACTCGTTGTAACCGCTGAACTTCGTAGTCTTTGAATCCGTGAAATGGAGTTTCGGGCTGTTCCATTTTTGTAATCATGAAACTCCAAGATGTCTCCAGCTGATCGACATAGCTTTCAGGTAATAGTTGCAAACTTTGCCATTCTGGTTTGCGAAGAATCGGAGTATCAAACCAAACACGTTGATATGTTTTACTGTGTATTTGCCTAAGTCCAAGTATACAGCCTAATAAATTTTGAAGTCCCATCACATTTAAGTTATTCATAGTAATTATGAACGTCAAACTACTACGATTAGGAACTTCATATAAAAATCTGTTGATATTGTTCCAAAATCTTTCAAAGTTTAATCCATGTCTGATATATTCAGCCTGCATGAAAGTGGCATCTATACTGACATACTGCATGAAATGCTCGATTTTTTTATTTTCATTGTCACAAAGTCTTTTTACATAATCCAAATACTTGTCAAACAATGCAGACTCAACGCTGAAATTAGAAGTTACGTTTAAATGTAATTTGGGGCTAGGATTTTCTAATACATAATCGAACACACGATATGTATTTTTATCCATTAACGGTTCGCCACCTGTCATTCTAAAATGTTCTAACTCGGAGTATAATTTCGGCCACCAAGACCAAAAAGCATCAACATAAGGATTATCTTCCCTTGCAGGTATAACTTTTCTATCTCCCATAAAATGATTGGGATCATTGTGCGGCGGATTAGTAGGGAAGGCGCCATTACGTTCTATGTCACTGGCCCAACTGCTGGAATATTGAGGACTACAATAACTACAAGCTAGGTTGCAAGCATTATTAAAATTAACTTCTACATAAGAAGGCACTGCATCTTCATCTCCGGTCGAATTAGATATTGTTTCAAAATCTTTTGCTGCCCAGGGTTCGCCACTGCGGTAATGTCTATCGCTTAAATTTCCCAAATCTTCTTGTGTCCAACAATAGCTACATTCCTGTGGACGTTCGTTACGTAACATAATTTTGCGCTGTTCTTTTTTATAAAGAGTATTATGCAATGCGCTGGGATTATCTTTTAATAGCGTTGAGTCAATTTTGTGTAAGGGCGGATGATAACAACTGTTATTAAGACCTGTGGGCAAATGCAGACTGACTTGTTTCCATTTAGCCAAGCACATCGCCGGCCCTAATTTTTCTTTTGCATCTTCTGCACTAGTTAAAAATACACTTTTCACATCATTTCCTTGATTTTATTTGCTAACCATGTCATACCTTTTTCATTTAAATGTGCATCCGGCAGTAGCATATCTGCAGACAACATTTTTCTAGGATAAAATAAATTTTTATGTTTTATATTGCGAGGTTCCCAACTTGCAATTATAAATTTTTTATTATGTTGTTCTAGTAATCTTATAGCAGAATCTATATATATGTCCGATCGCAAGTCTAATACTGTTAAGTCAGAAAAATAGTAATATAAGTCTACTAGTTTTTTAAAAAGATCTTCATCAATGGACGCCCCCGAGTGATCGCCTAAATTAGGAATTTTTTTATTAGGATGTATGCAAAGCCTTTTACCTAAGTAGTTAAATGAGTACCTAAGGGAAAATGTAAACCCAATTATAAATGTATCGTAATCGTTAATATTTTTATATAAATCTTCTAGCATCGAAATGTTACTTTTCCCCGGCCCAGACTTATCAACCGTTGCAGATAACAATGAACCTAATGCATAGTTTCTATCTAAACAATGACCATAAAAAAAACTACACCCATCTACATATAGTTTCATATTACCAACCTTCTACTCGTCGAATAACATCTAATTCAGTCATTGTTGTTCCCATATTGCGATGCACTGCTTTATAATGATGCTTAAAAAATGCACTTTGATCTGCGTCCATGTCAATGATTGACAATCCCAATCGTGTACGCAATGTTTGTCCAATATTTTCACAGGCAGATTCGTCGTCTTTGCCAAAACTGTTCCAAAGGTATGCAAGGTGATCAAAATCTTGTACTTGTTTATAGTCCCATTCTCTCAACATAGTCATATACGTACCCAATCGAGCGCCGTATATAGCCCATCGACCATTTTCTACATCTCGACCAACACTTTGCCAAATACATAGATGATCGTAATTACGAGCATGAACTTTTTGTTCGAATTCTTGTAAGCTGGGTTTCTTTCCGCGATCTAAACACATCTTAACACCTTCTCGGAACCCAGCTCGCCAAGCTTGGAAAGGTGTTGCATTAGGAAAAGTAGTACTATAACAATCATGCATGGGGATATACTTGGGGTCAAAACAAAACTCTATTACAGTTTCATCTCTGCCGTCGGTGGCCTCATGTGTTCGCATATTGTTAACGAATTCTTTAGTCCAACAACTTATCCCACCGTTGCCGTACATCAAACCATTGATATGATTACGAGCTTTCCATCTGAATACACAGTCATGATTATGGTGGTCAAGTTTAAGCTGAAGATTGAAAAATTCAGCGTCTGGTATGTTATCTCCGTCTATAAGTACAAACCTATCAGTATCGCTGGCCGCGGCGGCGGCTTTATGTGCAGCATCGCTGCCTTTAACACCATCTACACGTTTCACCCATGGAATTAAATTTTGAATCTTAATCCAAAATTCTTCTTTTTTCGGTTCGTCGTAGGTTAAAAATATACAATCGAGATCTGCAATATCAATTATTTCTGTACTCATAGTATTCTATATTTGTGTAATTTTCTTCGTTTTCAACTAACAAAGCAGGATTATTTTTTACTACTTTAAATCCTGTTTTACTTTTAATCAAATCTGGTCTTACTCCCAAATCTTCTGAAAATTTGGCCACAATTTCTTTGTTAATGACGAGAAACTTATGAGATTTTTCATAAACTTCTGCATTTATAACAATGCTGTTTTCTGCCATTGGATTGTCTTTGGGTTCAGAACATACACTGATGATTTCGCCTTTGTCATTATGGTATGCCCTGTATTCAACTTCAATGTTAGGAACAGGTTTAATTAATTCTTGAAACGCTTTTAATAATTCAGGATCTATATGTTTGCTCATAATAATCAACTACCTCATCTGTAATAAATTTTTTATCATAGTAATGAACGGGGTGATACTGATTCAAATTATTAATTCTTATCATACCTTCGTCAAAATTATTGTTTACAATGTCAGTCCATAGTCTATGGTCTGACCAATTTTGCATATGCGATTTCATATGAACAAAATTTATAAAATCCATGGTAGGTATAGTGCAGTTTTCTATGCCATAAACTTGAGCAGTTATTGCATACAATACATCTGTGCTAGGACTGTCTTCTCTACAATTTTTAAGAACATTATTTTTTAAATATTCCCAGTTGGTTAAAATATTTTCTGCCAGGTGAAAGAATTGTTGTGCTTCTACACTATGCCTAAAGTACATCAATCCGTTATATACATCGGGCAGTAAATTGTCGTCGAAAAATTTTCTATGCAGCCTCGATGTACCAGGATATTGTTTATAGTTTTTGCAGCCATGGCTTAACACAATATTTTTTAGTCTGAATGCTGGTAACCAATGCTCAATATTTCGAGTAAACAATAAATCACTTTCTAGTTTAATTGTTTCCTTGAACGGACTTAATCGAAATGCACGGTATTCGTTGGCAAACACAGGTGCTGCACTTTGCTCCTCACTTAATTCAACAACATAATCGAATACTTTTTTATGTTGTTCTGTGACTGATTTTGCAGTCTTAGAATCAACTACTACTGCATATCCAAAAGTTGGATGTAGAGATTTTACATTCAATGCCTGAACATATGCCAATTTAAGATAGTCTACATTGTCAGTATTTTGTGCAAATGTTAAAAACCCGATACCCGATTTATTCATGACATACCTTATCAATTAATTGACCGAACTCATCTGACAGAATGTAATTCTTATCCATGATATGTAAACTTTGCCGAGATACTACATCGCAGCGATTTTCTGTACGTACAACAAAAAAATTATCTTTGCTGTAAATTTCTTTTAATCGATGTTCGATGGTCATTAACTTCCAAGGTATGCTGGTTTCAGGTACTAAGCTATATCCATTTATTATAATATTAGCCATACTAAACGCAAAATCATTTCTAAAATTGGTATCTCTGATACCAAATAATAGTCTATAATAATTATAGTTACGTTGAATTCTGCCGATTAAATTAAAAAACATTTCACTGCGTTTTGTTTTTTTGAACAACATAACAGTGGCCCATACCATTGGCAAACTGGCTGGCGCCATGTCCCCGCCATCAATACGTTCAGGCGTTTGCATTTGATACATTAACCGAAAATCGAAATTTTGATCGAACAGTTTTAGTAGATTTCGATCGAAAATAAAATAATCAACATCTATCAGCAATGTTGTATCATAGGGACTTAATTGATATACAGAATATCTATCGAAGTTTTTCCATTCCTGTAATTGAAAATTTAAATCGTAACGGACATTTCCTGTTTGAGCGTTATATCTTATAATTTTATCGTAATTAAATTTTGGATTAGAATCTTCATCCGTGACTAAAGTAATTGGTAGATTTAGATATTTTTCAATTAATCGACTAGATCTATCTGCTAATTTTACATAGTCAACATTTTTAGTATTAAATGCAAATAATACGACACCGTTAGACTTTGCGGATTTTTTTAAGTTCGTCATGTTGTTGATGCCATTCATTCATTACACTGTGATAATGTTGTTGAGCTTTTACCAAAAATGTCTGCCGGTCGATTTCAATTGGATTTTGATATACATCTTCAAGATAAAATTTATCATTGGGCCAAGTGGCTGCAAATGCCAACAACTCTGGTGTAATTTTAAACAGACCGTTATTGTAAGGCAAGTGTAGATCGGTTAAAATTCGTTCTCTAAGTGTGCGTTTATTTGATTGAAAATCAGTGGCTTGTTTAACTTGAATTGCAATTTCTTCGATTTGAGTCATATGTATAAAAGAGTACAGGTATATATTACTATATACCTGTACTCTTTGTCAACTAAAATTTCTTAGACCATGCTGACTGTTACAGCACCCCAGGTATTTGCCAGATTTGTTGTTTCTGGGAATCTTACAACTGGTGCAAGTCCCACTGTACAATTTAATGCATCTGATGGTTGAGTACTACCTGTGGTTGCACTAAAAAGAGTTGAAACAATAGTAACTACGGTTCCATTATCTTGATTACCTGCAACGTTTGATGCATTTGTTCTCGCCGTCATTGTTGCAGTGTCACCAGTATAATATCCTGTTGCTGTTACTGAATTATATGTTGTAGGACTTACAGACAGTTGATAATAACCCAATGTTGTTGAATTGATACCCACGGTGACGTTTGTGGACATTGCACTACTACTTACGGCCTGGATTGTGCCAAATGTAGTTCCAGTTACAATATTACCTATACTTTGACTTCTTCTTTGTCCATTAACATTGGTATAAGTCTGATCTTGTACAGCAACATATCCGCCTGCATTAAAAAAATATCTTGCTTGATCTGCACTGGCAAAAGTAAAAGTTGTGGTCCATGTTTGGGTATTTGACACAGCGGCCGCGGCAATCATTGATTTAGTAACCGTGGCAAAAGTCGATACCGGACCAAACGATGCCGCAGATAATGCATTGTTATAAGCAGAACTGACTGCGGTTGTTAAAGTTCCAAGAAATGTAACAGTGGTACCTGCTGTTGGAGCACTAAGTCCTGATCCAGATCCGCTTTGATGAATTCTTGCAGAGTTTAATCTATTAATAAGAGTGGCCCAATCAGTGGCTGCCACTGACCCTGATACTGACACATTGGAAACGGCCGTTTGACCATATCCCCGAGTTTGTCTTCCAGTAGCCCATACTGTATTAAGCTGAGTGCTCACGTTGGCCACACTTCCGCCCACTATATTATTGAAATCACTAGCTTCGATTAATCCGCCGGATGCGTATGTCATATTTGTTCCTGTTTAACTATTTAAAGATACAATAGCGTATATAGTGCCTTCACCATCGTCTAATTTATTTTCTAATGCTCTACCAATTACATTAAATGGCGTAACTTCAGTTTTGCTAGCAGCACGAGCCATTCCCCGGCCAGCACTTACCAATCTATCACCTTTTTTAATTTTTCCTGTAACTAGAACAGGAACACGACCACTAACTGCAATAGGTGGATGAGTTTCATTTGAGCCCGCCTGACTATTCATCAAGTAAGCTGCTCGCGTACTTACCACGCCAAATACTTCATCACTGAGTTCTTCATCAGCTAACGTAACTTCTTTTTCGCCGCCCATGGTTAATACTGTACCAGGCTGATAGTATGCGTCTGCTTCGAATCGTTCTGCTAAGTCAGCATACAGTGCATTAATTGCAACACCATTAAAATATGCTCCATTCACATTTCCTTGTGCAAATATTGACCCGCTTAATCCCATTCCGCCGGTTATACGCACAGCACCTGTTACGTTACTAGTAGCATTTTCGCCGCCAGTTACTAGTAAGTAAGCGGCTGTTGATACATTCCCAGTGGCTTGTACTCTACCACTGGCTACTACATTTCCAGAAGTTATAACACTGTTTGATGTAAACAGATTTCCAGTTAAACCAATTCCACCTGTAACCCTAATAGCTCCAGTGACATTGCTGGTGGCGTTGTCGCCCTGTGTAGTCTGTATAAAACCTGAAGTAACGAATGCGCCAGTTGTATTTAAATTTGCAATGCTAGTAACGCCGTTTTGGCCGTTTACAGTTAGTGCCGGAGTAAGAGTACCTAATACATTAGCTACAACTTGTAAGTTTCCACCATTCACATTGTTTACAAGTTGAGTTGTGTTACCTGTAATAGAAACTGTAAAATTATTACCTGTGCCAACGGTTAATCCGCTGTTATTGTTTATATTAATTGTATTGGCAAAAGTGGTAGCAATATCTGTTCTAGCATAACTACTAGCAGGTTGGCTACCTAAATTATTAGCGTTGGTTGCATTGCCTACGAATGCAATATTTCCAACCACCGATGTTGATGCTAGATTAAATCCAGGTTTAATGGTCGTAAATCCAGTTGGACTGTCTGCGGGTGTATACTCTTGGTCTCTACTAATGATACCCACTAAGGTTGTGCCAACAAATACGTTAACTGCAACGTGATCTGCTACTAATGGATTACTGTCTGCAATTTGTCCCACGCTGACACCAGACTGACCGACGTTACTTGTGAATGCTGGTCCAATCAACACCCAACTCGATCCATTATAGATGTTCAATTGTTGGGAATTTGTATCCCACCATGCATTTCCTGTTTTAGATCCAGTGGGCTGTGTATTGCTGGACGTCATCGTTCCCATTGTACGCCAAGTAGACCCTGTATAAACTTTTAAGTTTCCAGCAAGATCCCACCATAACTGACCAGTCAATGGATTGGGGATGGCCGAACTATCTCCTCCGCCAGTAGCCACACTGGCAAAATTTTCCAACATGTGTACTAAGTCAGAATTCAAAAATGTTCCGTAGCCTGCATAGTTTTTACCTATTAGAGCTAAACTGGTACTAGTTTGATTAACAGTACCATCTTGAATTGTAGTTAAAAGTGTACCGTTACTTAAAGTTATTGTATAGGCCATCGTTCGTGTATCCGTTTAGTGTATTTATATTTCTTTTTAATTACAAATTCGTACTCAAATTAGTCAAAGTCTGAATTCGAATTGTATAATCAATTTGAATAAGTCTATTAAGTGCTTTTTGCACCGGGTGAAAAATTACATGAGTTAGTAATTTTCCGCTTTCACTGATTAACCCCAATTCGTCAAATACGTAGGTTCCGCTCATTGTTGCACTATTATCAAATGCTTGCTGCCCTGCGGGTTCGGTGTAATCTAGTAAACAACTTACAAAAATATCAGTATAAATCAGACCTGGAGTATGTCTTACTTCGATATAATTTCTTGCTGGATCTGTGTTTAATGCGCTGGTATTATCAACGATTTTACTGTATGTTTGGTTGTACAAACTGGCATTTTGTCCAAAAGTGTTAGTTGGCAGATACGTAATAACACCAGTACTGTCTACCGCGGTTGCACCGTTTCCAAACGCCATATTTTGTATGTACCCAATACCTTTGTTCGCAATGCTTTGTGCTAATGCTTCACTCATATTTTCATAATGAATAGCATTGGGTTTATCTCTGAAAATTTCTCCGGTCACAGGATCCCAAATTTTAATGTGTCCTTGTATCATTGTATTTGTTTTATCTAGCATAAGTGATCCATTAATTTCCGGTTTCTACTATTACATCACCAGATTCTGGATCTGTAATTTTTACAAAACCACGCATATAAATTCCTGTAGATTCGTTTGGTTTTTCTGGAACAACATTTTCAAGTTTTTGTTCCAAATCAGTGTTTGTATGGTTATTTATCATGGTATTCTATGTGCTCGTTGTTAATATTTATTTGTTTTTACCCTTGTAATCCTTGTTTTAAGAAGCTTACCGGTAAAGTATTGGCATTAAACAATCCTTTTGCATTTGTAGCTGTTGTATTTCCTAACACTCCAGTGGCATTTGCTTGAGCTGAATTGCCCAAACTATACCAAATATTAGTTTGTACATAAGCAACATTGGATTCGAATGTATAATATGTGGTAAACCTTTCATCTGCCAAGGTCACTGAAGAATTACTACTAATATACGCAGAGGTATTGCTGATTACATTACTGATAGTTCCTATTATATTACCACCATTATCGTATAAATCATTGCCCACATTTAGCTCAGCTAAAAATATTGTACCATTTCCAGTAATAATGTTGCTGCTGGTAGTTGCTGTAATATTTCCTGTATACCGAACAGTAACATTAGATATATTTGCAGCTACATAGTACGGTGCATTATTTGCAGAAATATATGCCCATTCAACAGGATTTCCTTCTGGCACATCTGGATTTCTCTTTGTAACTGCCAGTACTGCAACTGTATCACTTATTACACTACTAATAGTACCTATTAATTGTTGTCCAGTAGTCGTGGACTTTATACTAGAATTTCCCAAAGTCGATTCTACTACATTTTCGTCATTCACCCCTGCAAATATTTGTGTTCCTGGAGTCAATGTTGTAAATGTAGTGCCTACTCCTTCTAATGTACTACTATAGACATTTACATTTATTGTGCCAGTGCCTTGCGATCTTGCATACCAAACATAATTTCCAGACTTTGGTATAATTTGATTTTGACTTCCGTCAATTACTGTATTTCCTGCAAAATGATTTTTAGCTCCGGTGCCGCTGGTCCCTCTGCGAATTCTTCCTAAAGTATTAGTTGCGTTGTCCTTAGAATAATAGGTAATCCGTTCGCCGTTAATGTATACAACTCCAGGTTGGCCCCCATTCGAAGATGGGGTAGCTAATTTACTTGCATCTGTTACTCGAATAGTAGTATCTGTTAGACTTAAATTTGCGGCTAATGTGGTGGTACTTGCACCGTCCTCTCTGAGATATGTAAAGTTATCATTCATATCTTTAAAGATTCGATAAGACATCATTGGCCATGCGTTTCCATTCGGAGAAACACTTAATTTCATCACCGCTGTGGCAATTATCGGTGATGTATTAGCTCCTGTTACTACTACTTCGGGAGTAGTATCATACCCCCCACCATTATTAACTACTTGGAATGATGTTGCAGATCCGTTTGAGTTCAATATTACCTGAGCTTGAGCTTGTGTAAAATACGAACCGCCTACTATAGTTACACCAATATCTGCTGGGGAATATCCGCTGCCTGGATCGATAATTTGTATATAATCAAGTTGAATTCCGCCGGCCGTCGACCAGTCAGTATAATAAGTAGCAGTGGGATCTGTTGCTATAGTGGTAACTGTCATATCTAGTGTATCATACACTCTTCCGGGAATCATTTCTTCAGGAGCATGACTTGCATATGGCCCCACATTATAAATGGTCAAGTTAGCTGTAGAAAATACATTTCCTGTAGTAGTTGGTGTGACCACATACCACACTTTATCGTTGTAAGAAATTAAATCCCCTTTGTCATAATATCTATTAGCTTTCCACTCGGTAAAGTAACTATAAACAAAAGGGCCCCCGTCAACAATAATGTCTTCTGGTTTTGTCCCTAAAGTGATATCATTGAAAGTACTGGTTACTTTAGAATCTAAGATAGCATCACTTAAAATAGGAATTCCGTTTTCGTCAAATTCCAATGGATCAAATAGAGTGGCATCAAAGCCATCAGCAGCACTGATTCCAGGTAGTGGGGGCTCAGGACCTGACCCGCCAAAACCTCCGTTATCACTGAAAGTTGGGCCTTCTATTTTTACCCCAGGATAATCAATACCCGATTGCAGCAATGACAGATCTTTTCCAGGCTGGCCTAATTCAGGTTGATAATATGCTTGAATTCTATCGTTTGCATTATTGATGTTATCAACTGGGTACACAGTCAGATTAGTAATAACGTTCGAATCGAATGTCGGAGGTGACGTAAATGTTTGATTTACAATATAAGCAACACCGTTGTAATCAATTATTGTACCTTGAGTAAATGTAGTGTCTGGTTTCCAATCCACAATGGTAGTAGAATATGTATATCTGTCATACACCAAAGTAGTTTTAATATTTCTGACTAAGTTATTGATTAAATTAGCGCGAGCTATAGCGCCCGAACCGTTGCCGCCTGTTATAGTAACTACTGGGGTTGTAACATAATCACTTCCAGGATATAATAATATTATTCTTGTTAGTACTCCGCTGGTTATTAGTGCCCGGGCTACTGCATTATTTCCATTTCTGCTACCTGTAATAGTAATAATTGGAGGTAGTGTATATCCCGATCCCCCATCTATAATATCTATAGACGCAATGCTATAAGCATAATTAGATAACCAGTTGGCATATTCGGGCTGCTGCAACAATCTCGCATCCTGAATAAATTCGCCGCTGGGACTTCTTGTAGTTTTTAATACACTATCGTAAGTTGGTGGAACATCAAAATCTGAAACATAACTGTTATAATTATCGTAGCCCTGATAATCTACTACATACTCTCGTAGAGTAGTTTTGTAAGGTTTAACTTCTTCTATGTATTGTTTATAGAATTCTTGATTTTCTTTGATGTAAATTGCAGGCTGATTTAATCCTTGTATCTTTTGCAATACATTAATGAAACTAGTTTTAAATAACCAATCCACATACTTTTGTTCATCTAGTATATAGTTAATGAATACAAAGAATAAATTTAAGAAATCAGAATCAAGTTGATCGATAAAAATATCATCTTTAAGAGTTTGAATAATCTGTCGCGTTTCAATTCCAGGATTTTGATCGAATCTTGTGGTGTCAAAATTAGCTGAATCAAAACCAAGTCCAAATTCTTCTAATGCGTAAAGATTTTTCTTAAGTTCGATAGTGCCATCTTGAATCCCCACTGTGGTCACCGTGTTAGGATATACCTGAATCAGGAACCATTTGCCTTGGCCGTTGTTATTAATTTTAACAAGATCTTTTGACCGCAAAGTTAAATCGTTCAATTGAGCACTAGTTTCGATAGTATAAGTTGGTTTTACTGTTCTATCAAATCCAGGAGCGTACCAATCTTTATATTGCCAGTATTCACTGGTTGCGTAACTTTGTACCCTAATCAAATTCCATTCGTTTTGTACTTGATAGTAAGTGTAATCGTTTACATCAAACGTTGCACCAGTTGTAATAGTCTGATTTACAGTATACGTGATACTGTTATAGTCAATAACTGTGTTTGTTAAATATCGAGTGTTTGGTTGCCAATTCTCAACTACTCCATCTTTAATATAGATGGTCCATAAATTATCCACTGAACTATCGCTCTGGACTAATACTTTATATCCCATTGGAAGAATTGCAATATTTACATAACTTAATTCTTCAAGATTAGATACTATTAAATTATAAGCTCCAGAATTAGGAGCAGGTTCGGGTTCGCCTTGGCTTAATCTGGTTAAATCATAGCCCTGACTAATAACGTTTAAGTCAAAAATAGAATTAACATATAGAACCATTTCTCGAATTGCTTCATTTCTATCAATGAACATACTTTGTCGAGGCCTGATATCAATGCCATATCTATTTTGCACTGCAAGCGTCGGATCCGGAACAGGATTACCAAATCTATCAATTCCGCTGGCACTATCTAATAATTTATTGTATATATTATTTGGTATATTTTCAGACTTGTTATTGGTGGCCGATAACAATGCATATTCATTATGGATGATATTACTGTTTAACAATGTTGCATAATCTAAATGAAATATAACATCCCTGCCCACTGTTTCGTTGACCATATTGTAAAGAGCAATTGAATCATTTCTCACTGCGGCAAAATATTTCACTCCACTATTTTTAGGAGATTCAATATAGCTGGCCACTGTTGTTGTGGGAATAGTTCTTCCAAATTGATTAGTAGATACGGTTGTTTTATTTTTTACCCAGAAATAATATTTTACTGTGGCAAAATTTGTAGCAGGATCTACATAGTTTAATGTTACATATGCACCATTTCCATTGTATTTGGGTTCTCCATCACCGCCGTTTGCAACATATTGGTTAGGAGGATATAAACTTTCTACCCATTCGTAGACGTCTATGCTACTGCCTGGGAATACTCGTCCCCAATTTGTGGTTCTATATTTGATACTACCTTGCTCATAATCGATATATCTAACAGTGCTTAAATCCCACCACAATTGTCCTACTTGTTGGTCAGTCCAATAAAGATTATTATTAACACTTACATTATCAACGCTAGCATTATTATAGATAGCCGGATCATAATCAATCTTATAAGTAAGTTCCTGCTCGGCTAGGCCAAGAATTTTACCTTTTGCTGGATCTATATAATCTAAGTTGTATTGAACTGTTTGCTTTAGTGCATTATAGGTATATGATTTAATAATACCATTAATATCAACAGTGGGTTCTTGACTTCTGAATACATCCCATCCTAGAAGATTTGTTGGGTTAGCAAACTTATAAACTCTTCCTCCATTAAATGCTAACTGTTTATTATTCTTAGATCCAACAATCAATTCATATTTACTGATAGATACAGCGCTACCAAATCTATCATTTGTCTTTAATCCGTCATTTGTAGTGGTAGGAGTTAACTGCTGAATGAAAGTAAACGTACCAGGAGATTCTATAGTAGATATATCATTTGGCAGATATGAATAAATCCAAACTGCACCGCTATCATCTACAGGTTCACTGAAAATTGTTAATTCTCCGTCAAACGTTGTTGGACTTGGTGTATATATTTTAGAATTATCAAAAACGGTAGATTGCAGTGTTGCTGCAATATCGCTGGCTACCACTAGTATATCACTGTTGTTGTTTACCTTAACAAGTTTTCCAAAATAATCATAGGATTTAGTTGAATTATTATAAATGATATCAACTTCAGGAAAAATATCTAAACCTAAATCTGCAATCGCTGTTCCTATACCAGGTAACACATTTAATTTGTTAAATGTAACTTCTGAATCACTGACTAATTTTAGTTTATTGTTTTCAATGCTTGCAGTAACCCCAGGAATCTTAGGACCAATAGGTTCACCCAGTGCATTTACATTGTTGATTGCATTAACTACACTCGACAACGATGTGTCAGTGAATTGCACTGCATAGTTATTAATTCTAATAGAATCCCCACTGTTTACTGTAGCATTAGCTTTAGTTCCTAGTATCTCGCCGTACACTTTTCCCTGATTCAAAAAGCGATAAACTGCCCCATTATATAAGTTGACCTGAGACTGATAAGGGGCTCCGGCATATAAACTACAACTGTTTGTGCATATATCAACACTATAACCAAATTGTTGATCAGTGTATGGCTGTGCTGGCACTATAGTTTGAATTAGATGAAATACATTTGTTTCTATAGTTAATATTTTACTTTGTCCAGGTGGGCTGTAAAATGTTATTAAATTCAGTGTACTATTACTAACATACCAATCTTCTCCAACAAATTTTTCTATGTTATCAACGTATACTCTTGTATAGTTGGTAACGGGTGCAATAGCGGCGAATGTAACAGTAAAATTATCTTGAACAATAAAATTATTAATTGATCTATTCCATAAATGTATTGCACCAGAATCTGTATATGTTGTAATATTACCGCTGATATTAGCTGTTACATCTTCTAAAGGAGCGCCAATCATAATCTGTGACCCGTCAACAGTAGCACTCAAACTGTAACCAAATTGACTACCTGCATTACCTGAGATTGTTCCTATTAGGTTGTAGCCTGGACCTTGGGAAATGATTATTGTTCCTGCAGGGGGAGGAGATGTAAAAGTAATAGTCGAAGAACTTACAGTATAGTCCCTATGGGGAACATACGTTGCTGACGATCCCTGAACATAGATAGTTTCTGCACTCACTGGCTCGTACGGTAGAGTAAATGAACTAACTGATCCGTTGGGAGTCAATGTTACTACTGCCTGTTCAGGTACAGTGTTATCAAACCCATATATGTAAACAATGTCATCGTCCGGTGCACCGATATATAACCAGTTATCATCTGCGCTAATAGCAATACTAGTTCCAAATCGTCCGATGTTGGCGCTGACTGGTGATAATATCTGAATATCAGACAATGTTCCGATGTTTTCTCTTTCATAAACAAACACATATCCGACACCGTTGCCACTGTCTGGAGCGCCCGTTATTACTTTGGTATTTCCACTTTCGATAACAGATCCCAAACCAACTGTGGCATTTGCGCTGGAAGTAAGAGTCACATCTTCTACTAGAATTCCATTGAAATTAATAACATAATTGGTAATAGCACCAACATTGCCGTTATATCCAGGTTGTCCAATTACTGCAAAATTATCGTCGCTTGCAAGATTTACTGCTGCACCAAATTGAAAATTATTTTCCAATGTTCCTTTTTGCAATGCGGTGGTTAATTCCCACGGATTTGTCTTATTATAAACGGCCCAATCACCTGCAGAATTATAAGAATTTACCCATACTTTATTATTAACACTCCACCCTAATCTCGGAGTTAATTCCATAATGCCAAGAGGATTTTCAGTTTTCATACTGATTAATTTAAACAATTGACCAGTTTGATTGAATGTGCTAAATCCTCTCAGATCACCAGTAAACTCAATTACAAAACTGGTTAATCCAATAATACTTTGAACTTTATAAAATCCAGTAAATTTATCTAACCCGGTTAATAGAATAGTGTCATTTTTTACTAGGCCATGTGATTTATTTGTAGTTACTTGAACCCTTGTATTCAAAGCATTACTTAAACTTATAACATTAGATTCTGAATCAGATACTCTGTATACGTTCCAATTTTGTTCATAATCTTTTGCTATCCAAATTGTCGACCCGGCAGTTATGTCGGCTATATCTGCATTTAATGTAGAAATATTAGTTAAATCAAAAAGTGTAAAATCGATATCGTCTACACTAACATATCCAGCCGTTTGAATATCATCACTGTAATCACTGTCGGTTGTTCTGTTTATTAAAAATGGTGGTGACCATGGTACTAAACTAGTTTTATACAATCCTTGACTATCATTATAAAGAGAGCTAAACAATACAGAATTATTTGATCGAACTTCTAAGCTAGTAGGATTACTTAATACGTATCTCTCGTCGAGAACTAGTTCTACAGATCGATTTGTTCCGGTACTACCGTAAGATCCAACTCTAAATGCCCAATCTTCACTGATAGTTACATCACTTGGGCGACCACTAAAGCTAACTTTACCTAAAGCGTTAATAGCATTTAGTGTACCCTTTTCTTTAATGAAACCTTGATAGAATTTAACCTGGCTAGTATCATCTAGGCCTAAATCATTTAAATAATTTCTATTTCTATAGCCAATTAACCCTAATGCGTATTGATCAAATTCGCTTTCTAAGTTAACTTTATCGACATTATAAAATGTTTCCCCAATTCCTGAATTACGAGCAAAATTGTTTAATAATCCTGTTCTAATTTTATTCTTGTCTACAGGTAACCAATCACTAAATTTAAACTCAGACACTCCTGGTAAGTTTTTGCTGGCAGTGTAATAAAAACTCTTATATTCAACCAAGTCGCCTTGTAAATAATCTTTATTTTGTCTCCACGCAGCCACACCTGGTTGGTTATAAATAAATCCTGGTGCAGACAGTGTTCCGGTCCACTCTCCTGTTTTAGAACCAATAAGTTTTAAACGGTACTGACGTTGTCCCATTATAGGATCGTATATAATATCATTGAACTGTGTTCTGTTATCAAAAATCAAAACATGTTCATATTGTACTAAATTAAGATCCACATATCCTATTAGATCAGTGGTGCTAGTTAACGATAAGGCAAATGTGTTATTATCTCTAGTTACAGTATAGTTATCTGTATTCAAAACTTTATAGTTTTGGTTTAATACTTTTGTGCCATAGAATGTATTATTGATTCCATCCACTACTGCATTATTATTGAATAATTTTAAATTATTAGAAGCGGGACTTAATACTATGACACTGTTATTTGTCCACCCTTGTTGTACCCAGAATAAAAATTCTTTTACACTTAGTTGCCAATCTTTAATTTGGGCCAGTGTTTCGTCATAGTATTCAAATTTAAAACCTTGCAGTTGCAAATATCTTTCGTATCCGCTTATAAAGTTTGCAACTTGTTGTAAGGTAGTTAGTTCAGTGCCGTACGGTATATTAATTTTAAAATTTGTAAATTCATTATAGTAATTTACACTTTGACCTTCCGATGTAACTAGTAGATAATTGCCAGTCTGAGAAGGCGGAACAATTGTAAAATACGGCTTTGCATTATCATAGCCAGAAATAGTAAAGCCGTTGCCGGTTTTTTCTATTATCACAGCACTATATCTAGAATTAAAAACAGGAGTGGACTTATTTAATGTTAAAGCATAATTATCGTCTGGAATAATAATAGTTTCATTGCTGCTGTTTGGACTGTTTTGTTCAGCTAATATCTTTAAATAATTTTTACCGCTAAATCCTGCCATTCTATAAGACAATTGAATAGAATAGTCTCTGACAAAATTTAGTAATGGAGTTTTGTCTGTTGCTCCGCGAGCTACTTGATAATCACTGATCCAATTTAAATATCCCGAAGATCTGGATATATCCCCCGACGAATTTACATATCCATTGACGTCGATGTCTTCCTGCGTAATTCTATTATTTGTACCTGTTATCAAATATTGATCTAAATCAGGATTGTATCGGTATTTGTTTGTTGTAATCCCATACGCAAAATATTTTCCAGGATTAATTATGGCAGAAGTGTATTGTACTGCAAACGGATATTCGCTGCTATTCCTCCAAGCAGTTTCAATCGGACTATACTGCCCCATATTCCAATTATCATTGAATTGGGTAGAATCATACTTGTTAGTTAAAAGACCGATAGGTGGCAATAATTGTCCGTTTTCATTTACTGGAATAAATTCGTTTAGTCCGGGTCTTGCAAATCTGGCGTCAACTCCTGCTCGGGGCCCAGCTGCAATAAAACCAGCTTCTAAATCGTCCCATAAAATTTTATTGCCAGATGTATAAGGTGCAGGTCCGTAAGTAGATCTCCACCAGTCTGGTTCTTCACTGAATCCTAACATTTCCCACGGAGCAGTATTAGGTCGTTGAGTATCATAAAAATATTGAAAGCACGCACGCCAAGAACCAGGTAGATTCTGACCATTGACAATATCTAATGCAGTGCTGTAATTATAACTAAAAGGTGCATCATTTTGATACGTGGTATTTTCTACATAATTTAAATTATTAACACTGGCCCATTGCAAATAAAAGCGAGATAATAAATTATTATATTGAGAGATCGTAAACCCAGTATCTCTAAATTTGCCTGGAATAGAATCGTAGGGAGATACCAATTTATCGCTGTATTGAACCTTAATGTTATTGTATATGCGTTTTTCTAATTCTAAAACTATGTTGTCTCTGAAATCACCAAAACTAGGTGTCAAACTACCATCGTGACCTCTGATCATAAGTTGAGGTTGGGTATATGTTATGTCAGTGTAAATTGCCGGTGTAAATTTTGGATAAAGACCCAATTTTGAAGGTGTTTCGGGGATCCAGTTACCGTCTGTGTCTTGATATTCAACAATCGTAAGAATATTGCCAACTGCCAATGTTACATTATTTTTAATACTGACACCAGGGCCTGTTATTAAAAATTCATAATCACGTCCGTACAATAATTGACTACCGTTTAGATAAATTAAAATAGATTTGTTGCTTAATGTTTCATTTGAAAAGATAGTTGTAATTTCATAATTACGTTGCTGCGGATTAAAAATATTGTATGTAATTACATTTTTATTATCCCCATAAGGTACCATGTCGCTATAGTACCAAGGAAAAGTCTTATCTTTAACTGAATTTATTTGTTTAATAATATAGTCTACTGCTCCAACAGGATCGCTGGGATTGATTTGACTGCTATTACTGGCAATGTTAATAAACTTATTTTTAAATCTTGTATATTCTTGTTGAGCATTAATTAATCCAGATGCAAAATTATATTTTTCATCGCTTAGGAACATAGCAGCAAAACTGACTGGCGCACTTTGCTGCAACATAGTACCAGACTGATTTTCGATATACAAATCTCTGAGATTACTTACTCCAGGATAATTTCCAATAAAATACAAACTATTTCTGCTCAATGAACCTATATGATTACGTAGCTCTCCTAATGTCGGGCTTGCTAACGTTCTGTTCTGTGCATTTAAATTTAAATTGTCAGGTACTTGATAAAATCCAAGCTTACTTATTTTTTTACTGTAAACAAGAATATCGATTCTGTCATTGACTTGTAACTTATTTCTTTTTATGACAATTAAAATTCCGTCTGGCACATTATATGCCAAATAATCGTTGATTGATATTTCTTTAAAATTAACATAAACTAACAAGTTAGGTTTGACCGTTGCTACCTCTGGAGTAATGTCGATTTTGAATGTATTATCTATACCATCATATGTAAATGGTATATCTTGCATTTGTCTGGTGTTAGTATTAACATTAGTCCATACGTTAAGTTTAGTGACACTAGAATCTGCATTGTTTTTATACAATAGACCCGAATCTATTTTTTTGGTATATACAACTTTATCAATCCCGTAACTAAACGTTTCAACATCAAAATTATTATCGAACTGTATATCACCGATGTTATTAAAATTTTTATAACTTAAAGAAAAACCAAGCACAGGGTCAGGTGTACCAGTACCAAGTCTGTAACTAAAAATCTTTGTACCCAAAAATTGAGTTGCTGAGTTAATAACTGGATATTTTATTTGATCAGAAAAACTAATTCCTTCATTATCGAATACATCAAATAATGGTGGTTGATTTATACTAGTCTTACTTTGACCTTCGATCCAACCACTGTTCTGAAAGTAAAAACTTTTACCGTTATTAACTATACCGTTAAAAACACTGACAGTATTAAATTCTTCTATTACATCAACTTGAATTAGATGAATTATGGCAGATCCTAACGGATTGCCAGATACGTTTTCCAGTGTCACTTCCCAAATTTTATTTCTTACAAATGGATCTTGGTCGGCAGCAAAAACTATACGCATTCCTTGCACCAGATTAATGCCGTCTGCGAAAACAGAAGTCTTACCTTCAATTGATAAAAATGCATTTGTATACACTGTATCAAATATATCAACTGGAGGTTTGGCTGTTTTTCCGAAATTAATTAATTGTAAATCTGCATCAAATTCAATGATAGGCCGTTTTGCTCGTTGTTCTGAATCAAAAACTTGCGGAGTATTATTGTATAAACTAGTTAGTTCGATAATATCTTTATGAAACCATCGATTTCTTCTAGTCCACGGATTAAGATCCCTACTGGCTCTACTAATCACAATATAGTCAGGTTCAGACAAACTAGTATTAGTGTCTATACTTGTACTTCCGTAAAAAGCTCTTCCAATGATGTAAGGATAAATTGGAGTTCCATCACTGGCCTGTGTTGTAAAATAGGCATATGTTCCGTTTGGAAATTCTGGTGTTACACAAAAGCGGCCGTTATATTGATCCAATGTGCCACTGCCTTGTACGTAAGAATAATCCTCAATAAAGGCTCCTGCTAAAAATTCAAACGTTAAAGTTGTACCAGCTGTTAATGTAACATTCCTGTTTAATTGTATCTGACTTGCTGTGCCTAAGAACGGCGGTAATCCTGTTGCTGTTTTTAAACCATTGTTGATTATCCATACGCTGCCAGACTCAAGACCGCCAGAATTAATTGTTATCCTCATGCCAGGATTCAATCCATTTGTACTAGATACGGTAATTAAACTATTATTGATTACATCTGACGTGATAGTCACAGTTTGTGACACAGGTCGGAATAGTCCGTCATTAGTGGATTCATATGAACTGACCATGCGAATAATAGGGCTGCCAGCGTTTACTGGATTTGAATACCCGAACGGTCCGTAAATAGGATATCCGTCTGCTGCAAACCCTATAAGTTTACTATGATTTGTTGCAGGATCTAAATATCCATTGGTAAATCCTGATACATTTCCCCATGCATTGGCTGTAATGAAATTAGAATTTGTATAGACATAACGACCGTTTTCCAATGGATAACCGCCGTAACTGTCTTGCCCATTTATTAGTACCTGAGTAGTATCGTAGTTCCATTTACTACCGTCTAATCCAGGAACCGAAGCCCCATTGCTCACGCCGTTAATAAGAATTCCTGGCAAAGTGATTCCAATTATGTCTGACGAATATGTAAGATTATCGTGTTCTCCTGGATCATTTAGTCCAGGCCTATACGGATATTTTAATTTGAGATCTTGAGCAACAATATAATTTGTGTTAATACTGTTAGGAAAAGTACCAACTTTTACATTCACTCCATCAGGAAAATCAGTTGTAGTTATAGTAAGTTGATCTTCTGCTAAATTAAGATTAGCAGTTGCATACAATACAAAGTTGTTACCAGGATCATAATTCGATTTTGCCTGTGCTTGATTGACCACTAAGTCTGCTACTGGGATTAATCGAATTCCAGTTCCTACTCCGTCAACATAATATTCTTTATTTTGATAAGATGCAGGTATAACACTGGTGTCAAAATTAATTTTTAGCCCGTTGGTAAAAACAACACCATTGGGACTAATATAATTTGTTTTTCCGATTACTTCCTCATCTATGTTGATAATATTATTATTAGAATCTATAAGTCTGATAGTACCAACTTGATTTGCATCAGATCCATCTTGATAATATAATGTATTCAACGGAGCAGTAATTACTGGTATCTGTTCTAGAAAATTTTCAGAATTTGTGTACCATTCAGTGTTACCGTAACTAACACCCGATAAGATTAATACTTTATTTTCGCTGGGTATAGGCAAATAGTAAGCTAGGTTAATAATATAATCTGCACCAACTGGAGTCAAAACAATTGTCCAAATTCCATATCTTTGATTTTCGGGCACAGTAACAGAATTAGCAGTCCAGTTAGAATCTGAATTGTAGTTTGGAAAAATTATATATTTTCCGTTTAAATTTGCAACTTGTCCGTCGATGCCGCTGTAATTATTTTTAATGTCAGACAACATTTTGCCTTGTAAATTAGCATAGCTTATTGTGCTTACTAAATCTACTGTTTGCACTGTTGGCATAGTAATATAGAAATCCTGTGCAGTCGGATCCGGAACAAAGAAAGTTACAGTACCAACGTCAGTTCCGTTATTTTGCACACCCAACACTTGCCTTGTACTTAAATTAGTCTGAGGACTTAGCCCACTTAATCCCGGACTTGTTTGGATCCAAAAAGGCTTGCCAGGTTGATTAACATTAAATGTATAATTTCCGCCGCGAGCCAAAACAATATCAGGATTAGGAGCAGTATTATATCCACTTATATTATAAACTTGCAAACCATTTTCGGCATAGATATTAAATGTACGTGACAGATCTGCTTGGCCTGCAAATACATCAACAGACTCTGGGCCGTTAGGTAGCCAATAATATTGACCAAAGTTAATGAATGCATCAGCGTTTATTCTTGGATTATAACTGTAAAAATTACTTTCCCACAGATTGTCTTGATTATCAATCTTTCCGCCGTAGAAATCTATTTTTTGTAAAACTTCAGGGTATGTAGTGTGAAAATCTACTTCCCCAGTGTCTTTATTTTTTACGACTACACTAGGCTCCAATTGGTAATCTGCACGAAGCTCAGTGGGCTCTTTAATGTAGGTATTGATTCCTTTAAATCCGGGGGCAAATTTTCTTCCGACATAACCATTAATAGGAACCAAATTTGGTTCAGTCATTAACTGATCAAGAGTAGCGTTTAAAAATCGCTTGTTAGTGTCAGACTGAAATACTGCTGGTAGAAAATTTATTGTTTTAGTAATTGGCATCTTTTGGATTAATTAATTATAGTATTTACCGTTAAATTTTGTATGTTTAATTGTGCCGCAGTAATAGCACTGATAATTTCAATATTTTCTACTGTAGCACAGCTTATTAAAATTTCGTTGGGTTCGCTGTTAATCTGTTGCAATGATCCATATGTTTGACTGGTACTGTTAGGCACAATAATAATACTGCTAATGTTTGGAGCTAATCCTTGTTGGATATAAGTTGCCAATTCAGTGAAATAAAATGTTTCCCCAAAATCCCAGTTACCCACTGCAAAAAATGCATTAATATATGCAAGTACTTGACTTCGTATTTCACTGTCAGTCAAATTAATATTTGAATTTTTAATAATCTTAAAAGTGGCTTGAAGTTCAGGTCTGGCTTTATTACCGAACAAAGGTTTAAACACCGCTGCATTATAAATGATAGCATCGCTAACTGATTTATAATTCTCTAAATCACCAAATGCTAATTTTAAGCTTTCTCCTGTTTCTTTTTCAGGTTCCCGCACTGTTCCAGTAGTATCCAATACCCATGCTCGATATTCTGTTTCGTATTCTTTAGTTAGCACATATAAATCTATTAGATTGCTTGGACTTGGATCTATTCTTCTACTACCAGGCGCATTATGTTTATATTGGAAATACAAAGATGATCGACCAACTCTTGCAATATAATCATTGCTTTCAGTTAATGATCGTGTAGTAAGTTCGATATTTAAAACATAAAAAGTTTCTTCTTCGTATGCATAAAAAATCTGTCCTTCAATATAATTGTTAATATTTGGAATGACTTCAAGTTGATTTCCGACAATCACAACTGCAGATGAAGGAATGGGTGTAAATGTTACAAAGCTATTATATCCATAAGTTTTTTCAAAGAAAACAAACTTGGTAGGAGGATTATTGTTTACATCTGGTTGCACCACTGTATTGAAAATGTCCGGGTCGTCAGGAACTCCGTCATTGTTTATATCACTGTATGTAACTAAAACTTTACTAGCATCTACATATCCATCCGATTCTGCAATCTGATCGTATATATACCAAAGTACATTTTCTGTCAGTGGTTGTCCAGTATCTGGATCTCCATTAACTTTTAAAATATTCACACTGTCATTAACTGTATACCCAGTTATTGGATCAAAAATCTTTATTCTGTTATCAAAATAAAATTTTGTTTCTTGTGTACTTTCAAAAATATAACTTAATCCTCTAATTTGCACTGTATACGTAGAATTTGAAACAGTAAAGCTTAATAACCAACTTGCATCCAAGTTTTGACCGCTAGTTGATCCTTGATAAATTTGACTAAACGGATCAGTCTGATTTAAATCTTGAGCACTAATAGTTTGCCAAGTTTGAGTATTTTGATCATACCTAATACCAAATTCGCTGTAATTACTGATTAACCCTATAAGTTTAGAAATAAACTCAGTAGTGAAAGTATTACTAAATGTAGGTATCACTGTGATAGCTTGAGCTGCTGACGGTAAATTTAAACTTAATTTAACAGGACCTTCACCGTTGCTTAAATTGCCCTGATTACCGTTGCCCACTAAATTGGTAATAGAAACATACAATAAAGGTTGCCCATTTTGCGGTACTTGGCCATTAGAAGGCAATGCTACTATTTCGTTGGCAGAATTAAAATATTTGCCAGGCCCGGGACTAAACACAATAATACAGCCTTCTGTCAGGTATCTATTATTTCCTACAACACCTGTGCCCACAGCAACTTTATTTCCCGAAGACGGAAAATCTAAAAAATATCCAGTGCTACTGCCAGATCCTGCGGTACTTCTATTCCAATATAAGTTGGTCAGAGAAAATCTATTAAAATATTCATAATAAAAATGTTGAAGAGATTTACTTCTTACGCTAGGCAATATTTGATTTTCAATGATTCTGTTAATGTCTGCTGTTGTTCCAAATGTAAAACTAAAACTAGAATCGGCATCTTCTTTATATAGTATTCCATCTTCTGAAAAAATATTAGTGCTGCTGTATCTGCCGCTGGTATCAAATATATCTAAATATCTACTGATCCCGCTGCTAGTGCGATTAACAGCTTTTACTTTACTGATTGTACTATAATTTGCATAAGGAAATGTATTATAATCTTCCCCAGTGACCATACGATTTTGTGTATAGTATAGTTGTGGTGCTTTAGTTTTTATTTCAGTGATGCTTTCTCTTGGAATAGCATTAGCCACCGTATATTTTAGACTGGCCACAATCGTTAGTGTTTCTAGTCTGCCTGCGCGACTAATATAAGGCACAGTCAGACGAATACTTGTCATTTCGTCGGGTGTAATTTTATAACTTAATCCAGTGCTAGTTCTAAAATAAGTTATAAAGCTTCCCACAGGAATAGCAGCAAAAGTACCATCGCCAAACACTAGATCAATTTGATCTCCTGCTCTGGTATTAACTTGATAACTTTTTTGTGCTGCATTATTATTATAGATAATGTTAACTCCGTTAACACTGGGGATTTGATTCCAAGCTTGCCCTATGTTACCTAAACTGCCAATTTCATATAACCATACGTCTGAATTATTAATATTATCAAAATTGATGCTGGCTAAATTATTGGGCAAGCTTTCGGGAAACTTAAAAGTCTGTGTTTGCAAGTTTCCCTGTTTAAAATAAAAGAAAAATCCTGTATTATTGCTGGCATTACCCAAATTATCATTTTTGTAAATTACATTAAGAGGGCGACCCGGAGCCGGTGCTGCTTCGTAAATGTAACTCTGGTCTACACTAGTACCACTAACTACTTCAAAATTTAAAACTGCATTTTCAATTTGTGTGTTATATCCAAAAACTGGCAATGTTCCGGGTGGTAAGTTTATATTGTACTCTGCATTTAGTACTCCGGCAATAGTCTTGCTGTTACTGGGTTTTCCAACTTGCTGGTTGGTTGGCAGGGCTGCATTAATTATTGTAATAAATTGTTCGTACCAGTTAACGTTTCCGTTATCATTCCAATTTATAATAAGATTAGTAAGGTCGATACCGTTGCTGTCTTGTAATCTTTCAGTGGTTTGCACACTGTCAAATTTTATAAAACCATTGGCCGTTTGATTACGTTTAGGCACGTAGCTAATTAATTTAGCTAATTTTAAAACACTGTCCCTGCGTTCTGCTGTATCGATAAAATTTTCACGAGCGTTTAAATCTGTACGAAATGCAAGACTTTGCCCTAAAAATGCTATAAGGTCAATTAGTGCTATATATTCGCTGGATTCGATGAAATCGTTAAAATTTTCTGGATAGTATATACGTAAATAATCCAGCATTGTTTTACGCAAAGTTTGAAAATCATAACTTTGGAAGTCCGCGTTTCTGAAAGTTTCGTAAAGAATAGTCCAGTCTTGATTGACTAAAAGACTACTTTGTCTGGTTGTAAGTGCCATGCCTGTCCTCGTTTTATGTATTTATTGAGAACAAAATATGGTATTTTAAAGCATTGAATTATTTTGAATTATTTGCTGATCAAACTTCATAGCCAATTTATCAGTCTGATTTGTTTGAATGTAGATTAAATCTAATTCTATTTGTAATCCTCTGTCATACTGAGTTACAATTACATTCTGTGCCGCAATTCTTGGATCATTTGCAACAATACGTTTTATGTCCTGTATTATTGTAGTTTTACTTTCTTCATTCAGAGGTTCGAACAGCATATCCCATATTATGGTGCCAAATTCAGGATTCATTAACTTTTCGCCTTTGCGAATGTTAAAATGATTTTGTAGATCTCGTTTCACCAATTCAAAATCGGTTAATCGAAATCTTTTGCTACTTTCTAATGTGCTGAATCCGTTATACAGTGCCATATCTATATTTACCCTGTGCTAGTTATATTAGAGCTTTCAACACTGGCTTGTATAACAGGAACCTGTGTTTGACTATATTTTCCTTGATTGTAAAAAGCAGAAGCAGTTCTGCCATTATCATCGGTGGTAGGTTGCCCCGTTTTATACCAATTGGTTGCAGCGGCAGATCCAACTAAATGGGCAGCACTGACTATGCCTGCAACATCTTCTGCAGAACTGTCTGCTGTAATAATACCATTTTTTTGTAACCTTGCATAGTTCTCTTTAGTATAGTTATACATTGCCTTTTCTTGAATAGTTCCATTTTCTCTAAATGCGTCTGAGCTCGAAATACCATCTTTTCCAGTCCAATTGTTGGGATTATTCAATGCTTCTGCTGTCTGCGGTGTTCCTGCCTTAATGTATCCTAAATCTTGCAGTGCAAGAGACCCCAATTGATACTTGCCCTGATATCCTGCGTCGTTTTGTGCTTGATACGACCCACCACTTTCGCTGTGTCCAATTTGTGCCATAACGGCTCTAAGTTGATTTTTATCTAAATTTCCAAGACTATCAATGGGCTCGGGTTGGGCGATAAAAACTCCAGCCGGAGCTGCTCCTGTTAAGTTCTCTGTTGCTGCTTGAGTTGGCCCTACCTCAGTGATATCGGTGGGAGGATTAATAGGGTCGCCTAAAACATCTTTTGGCAAGCTAGCCACAGTTTCTCTTTGACTTTGAAATATTGCTGATGCATTTCCTCTAATATAAGGTTCGTGAGTTGGTACTTTATAATTTGTAGAAATTAACGAGTTTTGTTGAGCAAACCAAATGCCAGGACTAGCAACTTTGGCATCAGGTAATTGATATAAATTTATCCTACTAGGGGGATTTATTTCTGCGCCACCACCGCCACCGCCATTTAACGCAATAGCAGCACCATTAACTGCGATAGACCCACCTGCTCTTATACCCATAGATTGTTGGGCAACCAAAGACAGCCCCGAGCCGCTTCTCAGTTGTGCTTGTTTACCATAAAGATTTAGTGCAGTTTCTGCACTGGCTTGAACTAGTTGTCCCGCCATTTTAACACTGCCCACTGCTTGCATATTAATATTACGACCTGCAAAGAAGCTAATATTGTTATCACTGTGCATCATAATATTGCCTTGAGTCCGTAAAGCAAAATCTTTTGCGCCATAGACTAAAATGTCTCCTTCTTTAGTAAGTTCTATCCATGCAGTGCCGTTAGAATTTGCAACATATATAAAACCTTCAGTGTCATTTAACATTATCTGATGGCCCATTGATGTTTTTAATCTAATCAAATTATCTTTGCCAAATAGATCTCCGTCGTCCATGACAAAACTATGACCGCCTACCCTTGTTGTAACATTATACGTTGCAGGATTGAATTCGCCTGACACTAATTTTTGTGCAATATTAGGGTCAGTAGCGGGATCTTGACTACCGAATGGACGGCCTGGGGTACTAAATCCAAATACTGCACTCACTGGATCTCGTTGACTACTGCTGCTAATTGCTCCTCGCACATTATCGCTGTCTAATCCTTGTACCACTAATCTAATGGTCTGAGGAATATGCAGTGGTTTTTGTAAATTAGGTAAAAATCCAGCTTTGCTGTATATGTCTTTACTTTCCACTGTTTCTGCCACAGGATAAAATTTTCCTGGCAACAAATACGGTGCTAGACCTGATTCAGAAATACTTTCTTGCGAAATATAACTAAGTTCTACTGACCCAATTGCTGGAGTCATATTTCTTGTTACAGAAGAATTCACGCAAGCAAACCAGTATCCTTCCTGACTTCCAGGAACAAAACAACACAACACTTCTGTGCCAATATCGGGCGGTGTCATATAGAATCCATAGCTCTGCGTTGATAAAGAAAAAGTATTTTGACCAGGAACAGGCTGTGTGTATTCCCCTAATGCACTGGAAGTACTGCCCATAAAGGGACTGGCATAAGATACTAGTTTCCATGTTGTTGGACTTTCAGGATTTGCGCCACCAAACTGTGGAATAAAAACTTGCAGTCTACCAGATCGTGTATTAGTATCAATGGCTTTTACTTTTCCAATATAAATTCCACTGGGTTGAGGTATATCTGTTTTTGTAGAGTCGATGAATGTGGGGTGTTTTGTACCCAAATATGGTTGATTGTATGACATAATTTAAATGAAGTTAGAAAAACCTACGTCAAATTCTAAATCAGTTAACCTTTCGAATGCTGCGGTCACATCAATGTCTGTTACTCCAACATCCAAATCAAAGTTACCGATTGAGTCGAATCCAGACGCATAGTCTAAGGCTCCTGCATATTTAAAATCGCCAACAGAATCAAAACTATTACTGTAATCCACACTTAATGCAGTTGTACCTTTAAGTGCATCATTAATTCCAGTTGTTATTTTATCTACTGCAATATTTAATCCTCGACCAACAATGTTATTAACTAAAGATCCTGCTACTTGCGCTCCAATGGCTTCTAGGAAGCTGCCGCCTTGGCCATTGGCAAATGCAGCCGCGCCTGCTACTGCAAGATTAACTGCCGCTGAAGAATTAGTAGACGGAAGTAAACTAGATATATTAGTTCTCGGTCCTGAAAATCTGATTGCTGTATTCACTGTTGGAGTTAGCGCATTAGTTAATCCAGTTTCTATTCTTTCCTGTGCTGAATTTGACGGAACAGGTTTTCCTTCTTGATCGTACAATAATTTTGCCAAAGTTAAGTTTTGTTCGAATTTGCCTTTACTAAAAGAATTGTCGATATTGATTATTTTATAAACTCCGCTAAATTCACTGTACCTATATCTACTAGCTGTTACATCGGCTATACCTTTAGTTTCGTCGTAGTCTACCGGACTTTGAAAGTTTACAAATATATATAACTCTCCACCGTCCATGTACAAACTACTGCCAGAATTGTTGTTTAAAAATTGACCCGACGGAGTCTCTAATCCTTGCGCCATGAACAAATCATCTTGTTTAATAAACTGCGGATCACCTACGATTTTTAAATTTAACGTTATCATATCTCCTTTAGCACCTAGCATCAGAGATCTTTGTAGATCTCCTGCGTCCACAGACGCTTGGGGCAGACCACCAGCTCTCATAGTAGTTGCGACATTGTCACTGACTAGTGCCAGTGGAACAGGCGCAATATTCTGATTTGGTGATTGTAGATTAGGATTGGGAGCTGCAGGGGAAGTTGCATCGGGATTTGCAGTTTTGGAGCCGTCGCCTGGAGTACCTGTTTGTGGTTGCCTACTTTTTGTACGATTAGTAGTCATTTCAACCAAAAATAGTGTATTGAAATCTATTTGTAAATCAATGACATCTTTGTTTTTTCCTGTAAAAATATAATCATATTTTTTTACAAATCCAGGTACACGCCCTTTAGGATAAAATGGGTGTTTAGCAGATAAATTATATGGCTTTACATAAAATACAACGTCCATGCTATATCTGTTTTGTGTTGGATCATACTCCTTGATAGTGATATTAGGAATGATCTTAAACCATCGTAGCCATGTGATGGTATTAGGATTTCCGCCCGAGATAATACTGGTTCTTTGTTCTGGGGTAACAGTTGGATCTGCTAATTGTTTGCCTATATAATCACTATTTCTAACAGCCCAATCAATCATTCTATCAATAGTTGTGCCTGCGGGAATATTTACGGTTGCACCGTCGAATCGAAGACTGCCTTTGGCAGCACCTGATGCTGACTGTATTTGTGCTCTTTGTGCAGCGGTGGATGTTCCACTAGCCGGAGTACCTGCTGCATTCACAGGACCTGCTGCTGTATATAAGTTACTATTACCTATTTTTTCATCGAATACAACCCTGACTGTGTTGATTCTAGATATTTGATTTTGTAGTTTCAATGAACTAAAATAGCTATTGATGGCGGCACAGAATCCAGTTATTCCAAAATTTGCATATTCATTATTCAATTGCTCTGTTAAGTCGCTGATTTTTGATCTGGCCTGAGACGCAAATCGAGCATCAAATCCCCCCGATGCAGATGCTGCAAATGGTCTTAGTTCTGTGATTTGTCTTTCAATATTGGCTTTATTAACGAGTTTTACAGAAAATTCGCCGTCGGTGGCCGAAACTTGTGCGGGGCCGCCAAATATTTGACTGACTGTGGTAGCAGTAACTGTTGTGCTAACAGGTAAGCTTACATTTATTTGATTAAATGCTTGATGATTAAAAGGAACTGCATCAATTTGATATTCTGTGCCCTTCGAAGTCAATCTAGATTTAACATTGGTCAACCTAATAGGAATAAATTTTGAATGTTCTTTGAGAGGTCCTGGTGGCTCGCCATTTATACTACCAAAGAAGTCAATTTGTAACATATATGGCATTTGCAAATAACTTCCCAATCCTGCATTAACTCTGTTTGCAGCCTCTAACATTCTATTAATTAAAGTAAACCCTAATGGCTCGATTATCGTAAAACTGCATTCAATTAAGTTACTGTTTCTGTTTCTAGCAGTAGTGTTAACCACAGTTTTTATTTTTAAATCTTCAAAATAAAAATCTTCTTGAAATGCAGGATCTCGTTTAAAAGTTTCTCCGTATCTTCCTGCACTGCTGATTAAAACATTTTGTGGTACATACTGTTTTTGTAAAGTACTGTTTTTACTCACTAAATTATTGTAAGTTTGAATTCCCATTAAATGCAGACTTAGACAATAGGTATAAGAATCATACTCCAACAACGGGTTATCTACTACTCCCTGTCTAGTGGTGCTTGTAAATTGTGCTGCTGCACTGGTTGATCGATAATTAGAATTTAATAAAAATGCATCTGCTAATTCTACTTCAGATACTGTATTCACTAATGGTGTTGCTAAATTTTCTGTTACGTTTTGTCTCTCATTAAGAGAAATAGCAACAGCCGATGCATTGATGACCGTAGAATCTAAGGGATTTATCATCTTATTATCCTATTGCGCTGGTTATTGCAGCTTTTTTAGGCAAAAATATCCTATTGCCTATTTTCATATCAAAAATAGGATCCTTAATAGTATTGGGGTTACGCAGCGCAAATACCCACCAAAGACCAGTGTCTTCATATAAATCGTATGCTAATAAATCAGGCCTATATTGATAAGTTTTGTTTATAGCAAAAAGTACATCATCGGGATTCTTAGGTATCGCTGGAAAATTAGCAAGATCTAAGAAGTCTCCATAAAAAGGTGTTTTAGAATATAAACTATTTTGAGCATATTGAATTTCAGCCATTATAAGAAACCTCCGATAGTCGAGTTGCCATTTTGTATTAACACACCTCTAGAGAATCTATCTAGTGTAAAGTTTCTGGCAATATTTTGTCTGCTGTATACGGGTTGTAATGAAATGCTCACTGTACTAGCCGTTGGTAACCGAACTGGCCCGCCAAAATTGACATTTGTTGGCAATTGCAACCCTGCATTATTTAACGTGGCTCCCACTGGTATTGACACATAATCAACTTCTCCTGGCATGGTATGACTGAATGACGTTACAACACACGGTACATGAGGAAGATATGCTGCACCGAATCCATCTAAAAATACCATTGGCGGCGGACTGCCTGCATTTTGATCTGCTCCAAAAAACATCTTGGTAACAGTTCTAAAAAATTGTATGACTGCCATCAAATACTGGCCTTCTTTGACGTTCTGTACCGTGAACTCTCCGGATATACTAATACCAGCAACTTCGCTGCCTTCATAGAAATAACTAGAATAATTACTGTGAGTTAATGGCGTAGACCCATATCTCGCGCTGTGTGTTACAGCTACTGTTGGAGTATATGGAAAAATTACCCCGCTGGTTTCTCGCAATGGTCCAAGAATATTGTTGTCTATTCTATTATAGAATAAGTCGGCAGTGGGTCTTGCCATACTAATTCGTACTCGCCAATCATCTTCAGGTTTTATAGGCGATCCATCCGTACCATTAAAATTAATGTTAAATACACTACC